GAAGCTTCGTCAGCTGAGCGGGCTGAATTTGAGGCTCCCGTCGAAAGGTTCTCGATATTTGCCATTGCCGCCGTGCGTGCGCGGTCGAGTATGTTGCCCTGATGAATCTGCTCGCTTCCGCCACCGAGGCCCCTTCGCAAGAGTGAGAAGTTGGTTTGCCGCTGCGCTTCAGCTGTCTGCTCATCGAGCGGCTGTTGCTGATAATCCTGAACTGCTTTTGCGATATCAGCGTAAGACTTGTTTCGAGCTGCGAAGTTGGCAGCAGCAACCGGATCCCATGTGCTGGTAGGGGTGCTGGCAGGAACGCCACTGGAAGGCCGCGCATTTGGATCAGGAAATATCCGCAATCCGCCGGAAGTCCCGGGTGCCGCATTGGGGTCCACTGCACCCCCGGGCTGGTAGCCGAAGATCCTGTTGACCGTGGCGATGGAGCTATTCTTCGCCGCCTGCTCCGCATCCGCGCGAGCTTGAGCATCGGCAGCTCCGGTATCTGTCGGAGGGAGGAATGTCTGATCCAACTTACCGGTGATCCTCGGACCGGTATCACCGGAAGGAAGGCCCAAAGGCTGCCCCGGACCAAGGGGATCGAAACGCCCCCGCCCGCCGCCGATACTCAAGTGCCGACCGAGCTTATTGGTCGCGTGTCCTGCGCCGCTGAATGCGCCAGCCATTAAGGCACCATCCCGTAACTGAGGAGGTCCTCACGGTGAGCCCCTCCACAAACCATCCGACCTTCGAAGTTGAACCTCAGATGCTCGAGCAATCTTACCGCCCCTTCAGAATCGAGGCATTGAGCTTGCAGCCTGTGGAATCCAGTTCCATCGAAAATGCCCTTCACAAGACGTTGGGTGAAGCTGTAGAGCTCCTTTGGCCTGTCCCAGCCTTGATCGGTGCAGATGAGCCACAAGTGGGCAACTCCCTTGATCGGCTCTGCAATCCCGCCCACTGCGACGGGAAGATTGTCGATCACGCGCGCCCAGCGGGTGAGGGTCTCTTCGAAACGACGAATGGCGAACATCTCCAGATTCTGATCCCCGATAAAGGCGCGGATGCTACGCAAATCTTCCTCGCGCGCGTTCGCGATCACGTAAGCCAGATCGACAAGGGTCGCTTGCCTGATCATGGGCCTCCTGAAATCCCGAGATCGTTGTAATAGATCTTGAGCCAATCGAGCTTGAAAGCTTCCCCGGCGGCATGGGTGAATACAGGGGCAACTTCTTCCGCCATCACCTCGAGCGGGATGATCGGACCCGGCCTCGTATCCGAACTGAGAGTGACGGTATCGGTGATCTTGGTCGGATCGCGAGGGTCGAACCGCAAAGCCAGTGTGCAAGTTCCCTGAACCACCGCATCGACCGCGTAGATCTGCTTCATATGCCCACCGAGCTTCAGATCGAGGTAAGGCATTTCGATCAAGACGCTAACCGTGACACCGTCATCGGTGAATTGCGTCGGATCCAGCCGGTAGACCGCGTCACCGGAACGAAGATAGAGAAATTGATTCAGCGGAGCAAAATCATCGACAGTGAAGGGAAATATGTACTGCGACCATGCGGAAATCTTCGAGGTGCGGGAGAAGGTGAAGACCCAGATCGTCGTACCCACGGCGAGCCAGTATTGCCCCAGCCCGGGGACGTAAGCCCCGATCGGAGTGCCTGTGAGGGTCGGTACGACCAGAGTATCGATCGGCGATCCGACATCCACATCTTGCATATTGCTGGTGAATGCCGCGATCGTGAGGGATCGAACTCCCATGGCGGATGCAAAAAAGATATCCGTTGAGAATGCAGCTGGTGTCCTTGGGAAAGGACAACCGACGCCGTAGATCCTCTGGAAGAGGGCGTTATTTGTCGGGTTCTGATCGACGGTCCACATCTGGGCACCGTCCTTGAAGAAAATCCCGAGCTTATTCTGGTACTGTCCCAAGGCAGTCACCACCTGAGACCCGTCTTGCTGGATTCCGGGGGAAATGAATCCCGCATCGGTGACCCCTGTCCAATTTCTCGGATTGCCTGCCGCGCTGAACCTGACAGTTGAACCTTCTCCAGCACCAGCGGCCCATATTTTAGAAGCTGAAAGAGAGACGGCTTTGGTCTGCGGGCAGTTGGGATCGGTGATTCTCGTGGGGCTTGTCCCGTCAAGGTAATGATGCCACACGGATCCGTCGGCATATTCGACCACGGCATACAAAAAGCCGAGGAACGGGAGACAGAAGTGCGCTCGCACGACAGATTGGCTCAGCGTCGGGTGCGGGACTTTATTCGCGACGAAGAGAGGATTCGCATGAACGATCGTCCCGTTCTCGTAGAAGGTGTTCAGGACTCCCAGCGCTGGCCGGAGGCCTTTTGTCCCGGCTTCCAACGTCGCGACCTTGACTGCTGCGGGCCTTTTTGTCAGGGTGTGGCCGGTATTGACGTAAGCATTCTGCAGAACGCGAAGCCGATTCGCATCGCTTACCGACGGACCTTTCCGGAGATCAAGCCCGAGGTCGAACTTGTCGTAAGTGATCTCGGCCACTCAATCCGCCGCGATGACATTGACAGAGTAAGTGAAGCTCGTGGCGGCGGAATGGACCGCCTCCACCCGGATGGTATCCGGAAGGAAGTCATTCACCGAAACGTTGGCGGTCACGGGAGCACCGGGGTAAATCGAGAGGACCACAGTCGATACTGCCACGATTGCCGCCGAGGCAAGGAGGGTGAAGTACTTCCCGCTCAGCTTGTCCTTCCCTTTCACGGTGAAGGTCACCGTGTCGACCCCGGGAACGACAGTCATATCGATCACCACCTTGCACCCGAGGTAAGGCCTGACATCGATATCAGCGCTATTGGAGCTCGCGGTGCGCGCGGCGGATGCGAATGCGGTATTGTTTGCAGTCTCTGCTGGCAAGGGCATGAGTTTCTCCTACACGACGATAGGCTTCGGAAGCGGAGTGGGATCAAGAGAAGGATGAGAAGGTCGGTCTCTCCTGAATCGTCCTTCTCCGAAGGAGTGCCTCTTCAATCGAGAGAGCAGTTGCGTCAGCTGATCGCCGTAAATCTTCGCATCCGGCTGGCGATATTGCGCCTTCGCGGTCGCGAGGGCGTAGAGGAAGATGATATCGTCATCGATCGTGGGCAAGTCCGCATCCTGAGAAAACCTGCCCAACGACTTCACATACCACACCCGGATCGAGTAAACACGATCGGCGGCAGGCCAGATCTCCAACTGATCGCGAGGCTCATAACGCTGCGGGTAGGGTTGGTTGGTGGTGATGTTGTACCACTCATTCGGAATTCCCTCGTGCATCGGGAGCCATTGCGAGGTGGGAGAAACGCCCGCATTCACAGCCATCCTTTGGATTCGGCTCTTATTCGCATCTGACGGAAAGTCGATGAAGTTCTGCCCGATACCGAGGCTCAAGTCTGGCTTCAGGTTGGTTTCCGTCGTGAGGCCTGTCCTCACCGAGAGGACGTTGAAATCGAACTGCTCGTAGAGAAAACTCTGCGCGGATCGAAGAAACGAATCGATCACGGGCCCCGTGATGCCCGAGTTCGGCCCGGTCGAGGCAAAGCCAAGCCGATCGCGCAACTCGGCGCGAAGGGCTTGGAGTGCTCTGGAGGGCGGATAGCTCATGCGGCCTTGTCGAGTTCTTCAGGGACTTCAGGGACCGGCTCGGAGGAAGGTCCGTCTGTTTCCACATCGATCGCCCCAGCACCGTGGATCGCGGAAAGACGAGCGATGAGGCCTTCTTCCGTCTCCCCGATCATCGGCTCGACCGGGATCCTGCTCGCGTCACGCCTTACGAAAATCCTGCTCATGTTCCCTCCGTTTGCGGTTCATCTTGCGGGGTGAGGAGCGCAATCAGCTCGTTCCTCGTGTTCGACTTCTCGTACAGAATCCCTTCCCGGTCGAGCTTCTCCCGAAGCTCGGCGATGCTCATTTCCTCGATACTCTTCACCCCGAGGGATTTGGTGAAACGCCCTTCGCGGAATTGCCCGTAGACGTACTCTACATTGGCGATCTTGTACTCGTGATGCATCCCGTAGACGTCCACCATCCGCCGGTACTCCTCCTGCGGCTCGCCCTTGAATTCTTCACCGAGATGCAGCTGACGACCGAGAAGCTCAGCAGTGCTGACTTCCTCGATCTCGATCTCCTTCTTCGCGATCGCGAGCTTGATCGGATGATCGATCGGCATATCCTTCAGGATCACCGCTTGCGTCGAGCCCTTGATCACGGTCGCCTTCAAGGACTTCGGGGCGAGATCCCTGAGCGAGAGACGACGTACCGCCCCCTCGCCATGGATCGTGTCGAGGATCGCCACCTCATGCTCGAAGCACGTGATCGGAGTCGAGTCGGTCACCCCGCGCTGAACTACTACCAGTACACGCTTGCTCATTTTTGTCTCCTTGGGTTAAAGAAAAAAGCCCCCGGGCCGTTGCCGGTCGGGGGCTTCCGCACAGCCGTGCTTCTACGCTACAGAGAGAACTGCTTGCGCGTTCGACCGGCTCAGGGTCTCCGCCCCGCGCCACGTCATTCCCCAGTAGTACTCGTACTTGTCATACGCCCTCGGGGGTTTGCGGGTGATCATGTCGTGACCTTGCAGAGGCCGCAGGCGGAGGTACTTGGTGTTCATCATGTACATCCGCTTGTCCCACGGGGTGCCGGGGCCGTAGAGGGTATCCAGATCGGCGAACTCCGGGCTCCACTCCATCGGCACGCCATGGAAGGCGAACTGGTCGAGCTCCGTCCCAGCCTTGACTTCACGGAAGATCGCGACTGAACCGTAATCCACGCGACCGAAGGTCTTGGTCATGAATTGACGGAACCCGTCGAGGAAAAGCCCACCAGCGATGATCTTGTTGGGACGCCCGCCGTTACGGACGCAGGCGCGCCACGAGATTTCCATCTGATCGAGGATATTCCCGGTAGTGGTGGTGGTGGTGAGGCCGGTGGATGCGGTATTCCTCCACCAGATGTTGGACGCGAGGGAACGGTCGATCGATCCGACGACCCCGGTGGTCGGGGTGAGGGAGACGAGAGCATCCAGCCCCACGACCGCATCGGCGGATTGCGTGCCGTCGAGGTGCAGCGCTTGGCTGAACTTCTCCTCGAAACCGAGCCTCAGGATTTCCGACTGCTCCTGAAAGAGGTTCGTCAGCTGGAGCTTCTCCGCATCCGACGCATCGGTCGCGGCGTGGGAATTCTCATTGATGATGATCCCGTTTTGCGCCAGACGATCCTCGTCCAACGCGAAGCCGTCATGCGCCGCGCGCCACGCGAAGAGGGTCACTTCGATCGACTGCCGACGGTTGTAGGTGACGACTTGCGCCCCGTTGAACCACTGGAAGTTCGATTGGTACCTGTAGCGCAGCTGCTCGGAGATGTACTGCTTTGCGCCCGGGGCTTCCTGCTTCGATGCCATGAGCGCCTTGAGGAACGGACGTTCGACCGCGATCTGGTCGATCGGATTATTTCTGAGGTAATAATCCAAACCTATTTTCCCTGCGTCTACGATGTCCTGTGAGCTAAAAGGCATTTTGGATCTCCAAATTCTTGGAGGACTTCTCGCGATTCACCGACTTCGTCACGACTCGCAAATTTCCTTCCAAGTGAAGTCCGCACACGCCGTGTCCGCGAAGCGGGACGACATGATCGACTTCCCAAGGAATGCCTGTGGCTTTCGTTCTCAACGATGCGAGATCGTAAATCTCTCGCATGAAGAAAAGATTGGCCCAAGCTGGCGTGGCACTTTTTATGACCTTGCGCCGATGCGAAAGATGAATCTTCGCAGTTAAAAACGCGCGTTCCTTATTCGCTTGATACCAAATCGCTGTTCTCGCGCGGGCACGAGCCATATAGACAGGATCATGCTTTTGCGTTGAATGGTAAAAAGCTAATGAACGAACTCGCGCCTCGGCGCGAACACGGTCTCGATGCCTTGCCCGAAACTCGCGAGAGCGTTTCGCCGCATGACCGCTTTCGCGATCTCTACGGTGCCACGCCTTTTGCGCTTCTGGGTCTTTGAACGGCAAAGAATCCCTCTCGCAAAACTGAAACGGTCGGGCCAATTCAGGCCCCTCTAGTCGATGACGAATCGACTTTCAGTCTGCGGGAGGCGAAACCGCGTACAGCCTCATGCGGGAGGTGATCCCCGCTTACACCGTCCGGTGAACGATTCCGGTACTCAGTTCGGTCTTCCCGGTGGCGTGTGGCCCCATTGCGCTTCGAACATCGACTTCGGCTCCGTTACAGCACCTGTCGGAGCCCCGCCTGCTCGAATGGGCCTCGCACCCGGTACCGCTGCTGGAACCTTCTCCACCGTGATATTGGCGTAAGCGAGCTTCAGCGTCGGCAACCACTGGTGAGGCAGGTAAGTCTTTACTACCTCATCAACGATAGGTAGCAGCTTACCCTCCTTGATCTTGAAGTCAAGATCGTTCTCGGAGAGTTCCTTGGTCCACGCGCCGATCGCGTCGAGGGACTCGTGCACGCTTTTCAACGTCTGCTCATCCGTCTGTCTTTTCGAGCCTTGCTCCGCCGCGTTGCGCCGGGCTGCCTCTTCGCGGGCCGCATTCTCGCGCCGGTTCTTGGCGATCTCGAGGGCCGCATCTTCGGTGATTTTGAAGTCGCTGACTTGCGTCTTAAGGTCGGGAAAGTCTTCCAAGAGATCGTACCCGGGGATCTTTTTCCCCATCCGCTGGGCGAGGGCTTTGTATTCCGCCTCGACCACCTTAAAGGCCGTCTCCAGATTTCCGCTCTTGACTGCTTGGTTGTAGGCCAGCATCCGGTCGAAATCTTCGGGGCTGGTCTGGGTGTCCTTCAAGATCTTCTGAAACCCGAGCAAGGTCGACTCGAGCTCCTTGTGAGCCCCGCTGACGCGCGCGAGCTCTGTCGCTTGCTCCTTGACGGTGGCCGAGAGGGCCCTGAAGCGCTCTTGGGCGGGTGCGCTCAGCCCTTCAGGCAACTCATGGAGCGTCTTCGGGTCGGGTTTTTTGTCCTTCTTGTCGTCGGGTTTTGCGTCTGTTTTGGCCTCTTTCGACGGCTTTTCCTTGTCGCCTATAGGGGTTTTCGCCTCTTTCTCCGGTTTCGTCGCATCTGGAGCTGGTTTTTCTGGGATTTCCTTCCCTGCGGCCCTTGCGGTGCTCTTGAAGGACTCCTCCAAGGCCTCACGCATCGATTTCGGACCTTCAGGGGCTGGCTTCTCTGCAGGCTTCTCGGTACTCTTGTCACCGGGGGCCGGTTCGGCATCCGATGGCTCCGGGGAGTCACCGGCAACTTCAGCCGCCCCGGCTCCCTTCCCTTCAGCACCCCCGCCTTCAGGAACCGCCATCATCACGAGCGGCAGCAGCCATTTGAAACTCAACAATTCGAACATTGTTCTCTCCTAGTAAAGAAGCAGCCACTCCTCATCCGACTGGAGCAGGGCGAGTTTAGCGCGAATCGCCTCAAGGTCGGTATATTCCAGTGCAGCACCCTTTTCGTCTTGTAGCGCGACGAACGCTGCTGCAGCCGCTTGAGCGACTCTGGGCTCATCGAGCGCGATCCGTGGAGGAATCCCCTTTCCTCCGGGCTTCGCCTTGATCGACTTCTCCTCCTCACGTTCGAGCTTGCGGATCTTCCTCCGGTAGATCTTGACCTCGATCGGCCAGCGTGCGCCCAGTTCAGGGGCGGTAGCAACTTCCGGTGACGCATCGTCAGGCAACGGGCTGCTATTGAAATCCTGTAGATCGGCATCATCGAGTTCATCGGGCTGAAGGGAGGCATCGTCGTAAGGTTGCTGGTAGTCAGGATCTGGAACAAATTCATCGGAAAGTGGGTCGTTGTTGAAGCCCTCCTGCTCCTCAGAATCCTCAGACTGGTTGCTCGCATCCTCGACGTAGACGGCATCGGCACTAAAATCTGCCGACAACGGCGCGTCACTGAATCCTTCGAGGAGCTCATCATCATCATCGGTCGAGCCTTCACTCGTGAGGGGCCCTTCGATCTCGGGCGCGAGAGGCGCATCGGAGAATCCCTCAATGAGCTCATCCTCCTCCTGCTGCCCGCTCGCATCGTCACTCGGGAGAGGCCCGAATAGTTCTACTGCAGCTGGAGCATCGTGTGTGCTTTCGAGGAGCTCATCCTCCTCGAGCTGTGCATTGGAATCTTCGCTAGTGAGGGGGCCGTCGTCGATTTCAACCGGACGAGGAGTATCAACAAAACCTTCGAGCTCTTGTTCATCCTCAAGCTGATTACTCGCGTCTTCCGGCGCAATCTGGTCAGCGACAAGAGCCGGGAAGGGCGCATCCGCGAACCCTTCAGCGAACTCGTCCTCCTCGACAGGCTGAACTTCGAGCTGTTGAGGAAGATCCTGCGCGGGTGGCGCATTGGGCGATAGGGGATCAGCCGTGAAGTCCTGAACTTCGGACGATTCTTCAGGCTCGACAGGTTGAAGGGAGCCATCCTCAACCTCGATCGTGGTGATGGCGGGAGATTCGGGCGGAGCTTGCGCCCAATAATCAGGCCAGAGCCACTCCTCATCCGGCTCCTCGGATTGATCAGGAAAATACGAAATCAGCTGATCAGTCTGCGCTGGGAAGTTCGGAGAAAGTGGACTGATATCGAAACCTTGAACCTCATGCTGCTCCTCCGTCTCGACAGGTTGCATCGATCCATCTTCATAGGAATAGACCTTGTCATCGCTCGCCGCTAGGGCTTTGTACTCTGTCGCAAATGCTGCCCAGCCACCTACGCCGGGAAGTCCAGCCCCTTGTGTCGAGTAGGTAATCGTGACGGCGGAAGTGCTGCTGCCATTCAGCCAGTGCATCCATCCGTCATCGTTATTCATCCCCCTGTTGCCGTCCTGCCCGGTGAAGGGGTCGACATCCGGCACGCCACCATTCGCCGAGGTCGGGATCGTTACCCCGCTGATGGTCATGCCTTCGATCGGGCAGGCGGCGATGATGAGAGCATTTTGGTTCTGCGGCGTGATCGCCACCGTGGCGAGATCGCCGTTAGCGTTCTGAGTGCCGTTCGTAGTTACCGTCTGCACCCGTCCACCGGTACCCTGCACCGTATCTGCTCCGACGATGTCGTATATCGCCCCGAAGCCAGTATTGACGGTAAGCACCACGGTGAAGGAGATCAAGCCAGTGACAAGGTCGGTATTCGGCGTAAGGTTGATCGCGCGCCAAGATTCAGCACCAAACGCTCCGCTTGGCAAGAGTTTGCGGTCAGCCCCTGCTGCCGCTGTTTGATAGGTATTGGTATCTCCGTCGGTGATTCCCGAGATCACATTCTCGTTTTCCGAGGAAATATGGATCAGATTCCCGACGTGCGGCATCTCGAACTTGATGCTTGCTACTCCAGCCAGTGCATAGAACTGCTGGATGCCTGCCACCCTGATTCCTGCTGCCGGTGCAGTTCCCGCCGCCGCCGACTTCAGCGCGATGGCGACCGTGTCGCTGGTGTTCAGCGCGCCGCTATAGGTGTAGGTCGGGTTGATCGAGCCGTGCGTACCTTGAACTTGATACTGCGAGACGCTCGTGGGATCGAAGTTGGTGGCTGTTCCGCTGATCTGCGAGCTGACCTTGGTGAAGCCGGATCCCTTGGTGAAGGTGGTCGAGTTATCCGTATTGGCATTATTCTCACCCCACTGCCTGATGAGGTCTCCATCGACCGTCGTCACAATTGCTCCGGCTGGAACGGAGTTTCCCGAGCTGACAAAGGAAGCGGTACTCGTGCCATCCAGAGCAGTTGCGACCGCCGCCTGCGAGATGTTGTACCACTCGCTGTACTCGAATTGGACGGTATTGGTCGCCGTGCCGTAGGTGACCGTCAGCAGGTTGGTCCCTGCGGCGACATTGGTTGCCACCAGTACGCATAGGCGTCTACTTCCAACGACGCTTGCCGCTACCGCCCAAGTATTGCTCTTGTTGTCCGTGACGGTAGGATTTGCGCCACTGTCAACACTTCCAATCTCCAACTGAAGACAGTTCCCCGCGAGAGTCGGAGGAACATTGATCTTCAGGACCGTAAAATTGGTCGGGCCTCCAACCGCGCTCGATTTGCGGAATACGAGACCGGGAGTAGCCATTGGCTAACGATCAGCCATGAAATGGCTGGGCCATTTGAGGGATAAAAAAGGGGGCTGGCCTGAGCCCCCTCTTTTTTAGAGTTCTTCGATCAGCGCGTGAAACACGATCGATCCGGTACCGGAGATGACCTTCCAGTTCAAGGTCTGGTACCCGGCGATCGCTTGCTGCGAGATGAGCTCGAAGTTGGTCTTGGCGAGCCAGCGGTACGTGCCGCCATTGGAGTTGACCCCATACCCGAGTCCCGCTTGCGCATTCACTGTGGGGATTGCGGTTGCGTAGGTGGTTCCTGCAGTGAAGCCTGCCACCGCAGTCGAATCTCCGTAAAGCGGGAAAGGGGCGATATTGGTCAACGCACCGGTGCCCGCATTACCGGGAGCGGCTTGAAACTCGTTTGCGGCGGAGGCGTTACCCAAGCCGGATCCGGAGAACTCCTGACAGCGCAATTTGCGATTGGTCGCGGCCAGAGCTGAAAGAAATGTCACGGTGGCAGTATCGACCGCGATCGCCGTACCGGCCTTACGAAACGAGAACACGGCCATGAGAGCCTCCTTTGAAAGACGTTAGGGTACTACGATCAGGTTGCTGTGGCACAATGATGAAAACTCCCCCTCCTCATCGACCCGTCCCGGCTCGCATGAATCCTTCCGCGAAAGGCCGAAACCCTGAAGATCGATATCGGAAAGGATCTCCCCCTTGCAGTGGGAATAGAAGTGGTACGGGTCGCGCTGCCTGCGAAAGAGCCTGAACTGCCCTTCCGCGTTCTGTCCGAGATCGTAGATATCCGCATCGCTCCCGTCCCTCACCACCGTCCCCACGATCCTGAAGCCGTTGGGCAGGGTGATCGGGACGAACGTTTCCCAGAGCTTATCGTTCGAGATGTGGGGATCGGGCTTCATCCGTTAAGTGCCAGCTTCGGACCAGAAGTCGTTCGCCGCTCCTCGCGCCTTTTCTGGATCACGAGCTTCGCGACTTCCAGCATCCCGAGGGAAAGAAGGAGATCATCGAATCGGTCCATCGACATTGACCTCACCATCCGAATAGATCTCGATCTTGAGGGTTTGTGCTACCGTGCGTTCGGTCATTTTTGTCTCCTAGACTAAGAAGAGCCAACGCCGCGACGAGTTCAGTCTCGATGTTGGTTAGAAATGTGGTGACAAGAGCCGCGACGTTCACCGTCACGGTAAGAGAGATCGGGTCTGTCTCGAGGTCCGCTCCCACTGCAGGGCTCAACCCTACGACGAAGCTCATGCTGGATGCTTGAGACGCCTTGAGCGCCCGAATTTGAGCAAGCTGGCTCGACAATGCCGCGATCACCGGGGCGTTTGCGAGGCTGGCATTTCCGAGAGCCATTATTGCACCGTGGTGCTTTCTTCGACGCTGGCGATTCTACCATCAGGCCCGTAGACTGGCTTACGCACCCGGGGTGCTGACCAGACTTTCTGCATCGCCTCGAAGGATTTCTTCAACTCCTCGATGACTTGGGTGATATCGGCAGTCGATTGCCCTTCGACTTTGGCCTTCCCTTCGGCACCCGCCTTGGCAGCACCGATCGTAGCGGCAGTCTTCGCTTCGGCGTTCAGCTTCGCGATACGCTCGTTGGAAGCGATCTGCTCAGCTTCGTCGGCAGAGCGAGCCTCGATCTCCATCCGCTTGGTGTCCTCCTCCTCGAGGAGACGTTCATGCTCCAGCTGCTGCCTCAAGTCGGCCTCGTGCTGCGCGATCCTAACCCGCCCGTCGACCTCCATCTGTACGCGACGCTCGTGGGAAGCTTCGGCATTCGCGATACGCTGATTCTCCGCAGCAAGAGTTCTCTCGTGCTCGACCCCTGCAGCAAGGCGATCTTTCTCGCTGATGGCGGCCTTCGAGCTAGCCTCGATCTGCTTCGCCTCGACGCCAGACTTCGCGAGCTGGAGCTGCTCACCCATCTTCTGCATCTCTTCCTTGCAAAGCTGGATTTGCTGCTGCAGCTGCGGGACCATCGCCGCCATCGCCTGAAGACCCCCTTGCTTGGATCTCGGCATGAAGGAGTCGACATCGATCCGCTCGTCAAACTTGCGGAAAGTCTCGCGGAGGAGCTCGGTAACAGCTTCAGCCATATCCATCTGCCCGGTTTGCCGGAGCTCGGTGACGGTCTTCATCGCCTCCTGCACAACAGGGAGGAGCTTGACCCACTGCTCCTGCTCGGCAAGAAGGTTGGGCTTTCCGGTAGATCCGGCACGGATCTCGATCTGGACCATATCGAAAACGCGATCCTTCGAAAGGGTAGGCCAGACCGCACCTTGACCCGCGACCTTGATAACCTCGGGGAGGGTCATTTCCTGCATCAGGATCTCGGCTGAGTAGTGCGCCATGGCTTGAATCATGTCCTCGATCGTGTCTTGCCGCTCGCCGGTCCTCGAGGCAAGGCCTTGATTGAGGTACGAGGCTTCTGTTGCAGTCTTGGCGCGCATCACAGTCCCGCGCTCCGCATCACCGGCTCCGGAGACCATCTCGATATCAGTCCTGATCGGGGTGGTGTCGTACGTCGCCGGATCGATGGGAGGATTCTCGAATGCGGCGATATCGTGAGAAAGGGGAATATCCGGAGTGCCGTTCACCACGATAATCTCATTGATCTTGCGATTCTTGATGAGCTCGATATCTTGCTTGGTCAAACCCCCACCGCCCTTCACCACACGTACCGGGATATTTTCCTTCCTGTGCTCGGCGAAATTAGTCCGGGTGGTGTTGTACTCGTCCTGCAACTCCTTCAAGAGGTCGACATCGGAGATCGGGTAGAACTGCCCATCGACCGGGCAAAATGCGAGACCGAAGTACGGATACCAACGAAGGCCCAAGTTCGGTGGCTGGTAAGGGGCACGGCACCAGCCTTGTTCACCACGTGTCCATGTGTAGACTGTGTTATCGCTGAGTGACCAGATCTCGTAGACCTTGTAGAAGGTGGCTGAGACGCCCTCCTTCCCCCTCCCCTCGACGTAGAGGCTCTTCTCGCCCTTGACTCCTTGCTCCTCGGGCGCGCCGTAGTATGCAGTTGCGCGGGTGGGCTTGTAGCCCATGACTGTTTCGAATCGTTCCTCATCCAGCCAGATGACTTCAGCAAGGGCGTTGGCCGTTTCGTAGAGCTCGAATTGCCTCACTGACGGGTCGAGCATCAGGACCTGCTCAGAGAGGATCGGATCGATCACGATTCCCTGCTTGAGGACCACCTCCACATTCTCCTCGAGCGACTTCAGCTGTATCTCGAGCTGGGACTTCGCAAGCTCCTGATCATCGATCGATTCCTTATCAGTCATCTTCTCCTTCAAGGCCTCGACTCGTCGGAGGTTGTCCTGAATATCGTTCATCCGCTGCATAATGATCGGGTCGGTGGCGATATCCCTCTGGTAGAGGACCTTTGCCCAGCCGATTTCACAAGTCATCGAGGAGCGGCAGGCGATCTTCATCCGAGATTTGAGCTTTCCGTCTCGAACGAAAATCCGCTGCAGCACAACTTCCAGCGTGCGGCAGAACTTCTTGTACAGATCGTACTCAGACTCGTCCACCGCCTCGCTCGGGGTGACCGAGATATCCGGATTACGCGCATAGACGCGCGGCAGGATCGTTGCGATGGTGGAGAAGATGATATTGGTCCGAACGAGACCCGGAGCGCCATCGGAGTGCATATTCCCGGCGTAGTAATTCCGGTTGGTCAGGTAGCGCTGGAAGCGCTTCTCGTTGGTCTTCTCGGCAGCGTCGATCTTTCCCTTCCAGCGCTTGACGAGAAGCTTCTCAGGCTCAGGGACATCACGCTCGCCGAAGTTGCCGGGATCAGCCGTAGCGGCCCCGGCCTCAGCTTTTGGCTGAGGTGGGGCCTTACGGGGGGTTTGTACTTTTGCCATTATGGCGGGAAGATCGCGTCCTTCATCTCATCGGCCATCGTGCGACCGGTTTTGGTGTTGCGACCTCCGAGGTACATCCTTGGATGACCCTCGAGCTTGAAAGCGCTCGGCCAGTGGCCGGTTTCATCTGGCGTTGCGCCAGCTGTGTACGCGGCCCGGTAATCGTAGAAGTGCTTCGGGTCATCGGGATTGGGATTCAGGCCCCAGCGCTGCGCGTGACCTGAGTACCAGCTCCTGAATCCCTGCTCATCGAAAGGCTCGGCCATCAGTACCTGCGCGCGTTGACCACCAGCTTCCAGAGGATATCCTCCGCCTCGCTGGTCATGATCATGTGCTCCAGCTGGAAGGCGAGAGATTCGAGTGCGTGTGCCTCGTGCCTCAGGTGATCCGCCTGCTCCTTGAGAACCGTGATGGCAGACTGCCGCCTGCCCAGCGCTTCGCCTGCCTGTTGGGGCCTATCCGCAATCTTTGCCTCTGTTTCACGCATTTTTTGTCTCCTGTGGTGGATAAATGAGGCGCGCCTTTCCTTTTGACACGTCTCGATGGGAAAAAACCGGAACTCCTTCTATGACAGCGATCGCTTTGCCGTCATGTTCGGGAGTCTGGTCTTCCTTTGCGACCGGAGTGACAGACCCGGCGAGCATATCCTGATTCAGCTCGCGCCGGTCGTACTCGGAAAGAATGATCGCCTTGGGGATAGCTTTCCCTGCCTTGCGGAGGTCGGCAAGCAAGCTCCGCAAGCCATCGACGGTGATGCGAGGGCGAATCGCATCACCGAAGATGAAAGGCTTCACGCGGCGATCTGTACGCCCGCGACGCCCGAGGTATAGGCCGAGGCGCGGCAAGTCATGTACCGCTCGAGGGTCACCTCGAGCGCGAGCGCTTGCCCGGCGGTGGCGGCAGGGATGGCGATTTCGCCGGATTGCAGGGCGGAAGCGAATCCCGCAGTCGCGACTCCGGCGACGGTGTTGTAGAACTGGGTCGCGTCGAGCGAGTCGGCGAACTCGATCACGATCGTCCCGACGAAGACCGCGCCGGAAGGCTGACCGATCATTACAAGAGCCGAGTGACGCCGCGCGAAGGGGGTACGGTTGCACACTTGCGCCACAACTGCGGTACCGGCGAAGGCACCATTGCCGACAGAGCCCCGGAGGGTGGCGACGGTGGTGCCGACCGCATCCAGCGAAAACTCGCCATTCATGTTGGTCAGGGTGGTGACCCCGGCGATGGCGATGACTTCGTCATTCTTCAGCCGGTGACCGGCGGTGACGGTGGCGACGATCGGGGTGGCATTGGTGCCCGAAGTGATGAGGATGCCGCGAGCGGCGGAGGCAAGGTTGCCGAGGGACTTTACCTTGATAGACATGGAGGAACTCCCGCAGAGTTACGGCCCTGCAAGTCCGGGCAGAAGGTAACGGCGTCGGCCCGCCGTGGCCTCAGTGCAAGATTCGCCTGTGGCCTTCGATGATGATAGGGGCATTGGCGGGCTTGTCAAGCCGCCGCACGCGCCTCTGCAGTTCCTGCCGATGGAGCTCGATCGTGGTATCCAGCCCGTGGACGGCCATCTCGTCAGCCTCTTGGCGAGTCTTTACCCCGCTGATGATGATCCCGTCCCCACCGATGGTGCAGCCCAAGATCGAAAAGCCGTCATTGGGCGCAACCTCCTTCCCGTCCAAGATGCCAGCCACGGTGTAGAGGAAGAATCGCTCATGGTTCGAGTCGAAGTATTCCCCCTCCAAGATGACGCAAGGGTCATCCATCCGGGCGAGCTCGTCAAGAGTCAATTCACGGCGCGTGTCGAGATTCGGAGGAGCCACGTCCATCTCCCTTCAAGTGACGAAAAAGGTCCACCATCGCCCGCCTGTACTGCCCGGAAGCTACTCCATGATTCTCGTAGGCGATCTTGATCCTCATTCGAAGGCGATTGGGCAGCGAGAACCAGTGAGGCTTACACATCACGTGCCCGTCGCGCGGCACCACTACACACTCAGGGTAAGCGCACCTCATCACCATACCCTGAAGACAGCCTTCCAATCGACATTGGTCAACGATACGACACTTCCGCTGGTGAAGTTCACTACGGCAAAAGTGTTGCTCGCGCCGGAGTTGGCATATCTGACGTTGATATTCGTGGCATCCAGAGTAACTGCTAAACCTCTTGACACGGAGAGCACCGATCCGAAGACAGGTTGCAGGAGCTTATCGCCAATCGAATAACCCTGCTCTGCTGTTTTGCATACAAGCACCAGCTGACAGAACTTCGGAGTGAAGCCGAGCCCGTGCGCGATGGTGAGCGCACCGCCATCGGTAATCGTCTGCTCGGAGGACTCGAAGATTGCGATATTGCTATTGGTAATCGTCGCGCTCGCGACCTTCGCCCCGGTGATGGTGGCGGCAGCAATCTGCCCTGCTGTGATCGTCAGGTTGGCGATCTGCCCTGCGGTGATGGTGAGGTTTGCGATGTTGCCTGCGAGGATCGTCCCCGAAGCGATATTTCCCCCGGTGATCGTTCCTGCAGCGATATTCGAACTCTGAATCGTGGCGGGAGCAATCTGCTGCGACGTGATCGTCGCGTCTGCGATATTTTGAGCGCTGATAGTGGAAAGAGCGATCATCGCCCCGACGATCACTGCGTTTCCTATATCGGCAGGGCCGATTGCCTGAACCCCGGAACGGATAAAGGTGGGGTGCGGGTTTTGCTCAAGCCATGCCGGGATCTGGGTGAATTCCCCGGTCTCAGAGCGGATGAATGGATTGGGCTGGCTCACCGGTTCCTCACAAAGGGACCTTCACGCCAAAGGTTATATGCCCCGATCGGGCTATCTTGCCGATAGACACAGGAATCGTCGCGCGACCAGCAATACCAATATCCACGCCAGAATTTAAGTCTTGGCTTTGGTCGTGTCATCGACCATCACCGGGATGCTTCTCGTACGGGTGCGCTGCCCGATCGAAAGCTCTCAGCATCGCTGCATCCAGCACCAGAGGCTTCATCGGGACCATGACCACACGTGGAGGTGCCTTCACGAAAGCCCTGACCATCGCCTGCTGATCGGCCATGTCCTTGGGAAGCGGGCAGTGAAGAATTCGAGCAATGTGCCCCGCGATCGTCTTGATATCCACATTCCACTTGAAGCGTACACCGAGAAGGTCAAGCATCCTGATAGCCGACTGTCTCTCGTCGGGCCGTAAAAGGATGACAGTGTTTCTCACTCCGGCTGCGCTCGTTCAGGCCATGTGGTGCTCAATCGTGACGGCTGAAGCGGCGAGCCGAAGGTGAGTAGCTTGAGCCACACCTTCCCACCTACGAGTACCTCGAGCCTCTCGCGCCATGAGAGCTTCCAGCACGAGACGACCGGACCATCAGGCGGCGGTCCTCTCCACGCGGGAAGGGGCAAGTACTCGGGCTGATCTTCAGCGAAGACAACATTCTGCTGATCGAAAGTGATGGGCTCCATTCTTCTCTCCTATTGGAAAAGCTCCCAGCGATGGGTCACTGGCGACCAGCGCCATTCGAGATCTTTGTAGAGGATTCGAAGATCCTCGAGCCGCGCTCCTTGCGAGATGAGCTTCGCAAGCTCACCCTTCAAGTCATACGATACTTGCTCTTCGGTTGCTTGTCCTCCTCGGCGAGCCAGTCGATCGTGTAGGGCGCGGGGCCGAGTTTTCTTGGCGGCGGGACGAGGCTTACGGGTCTTGCCATGCACATATACCTCCAGTCGTCAGCTGCATGATCCTCGCCCTCGGTGTCGAGATCTTCCGCATTGACCTTATCATGCTGCAAGGGTGGGATGGTGCGGATCGAGTCGACGCAGGTGCCGAAAGTATAGATCATCGGAATGCCTTCAGTGCCGCGCATTCGTGCCCGGATCTGATCCCAGCCAGACTTCCGTTTCACGGTCGCGCGCCGCAAGGCAAGGGGTGGCCGATCTTTCGCCTTGAATCCCTCCATCCGCTCGGCGATCGTCGGGCCTCTGCCCTTTTCCCATGCATCGAGACCCGCAACGGTGAAGGCGGTCTTCTCGGCTTCAGCTTGCGTCTCGCGTGCGTGGATTCCCTTGGCGATATCTTCCGCCTCGAGCCGGATTCCCACATTCGGCTGGCCCGGGACACAGCCGTACCACTCCCGGTACCGGATCAACGAGCCTCGGGGAAAGAAGACCTCATCCAAACCACGGCGTGCAGGGTCGTCTTCAGCCATCGCCCACCAGCCGATCGAAAAGGGCTTCGCGTAACCCCAGTCAAACGACCGGAAGCGCGTCCAGTGGGCTGGGATGGTGAGGGGAGGTATAACCAGCGCCTGCGACCAGCAATCGAAGTAGGCCCCTTCAACCGCATCCCAATCCCCATGGATCCACGCCTTGACCAAAGCATCCGACCCGACAAGGTGCAACCGGTCAATGTAGGTCGGGTCGGCCTCTAAGAGCTTGGGATTGTCTTCCAAGAGCGCCGGGATCCAGATCCGTTCGATGATCTTGCCAGTCGGCAGCTTCTCCGGAATGACTTCGAATCCCAAAGGGGCCGGTGTGACATAGCGAGCCTTGACCCACTGATGCCCGGGCCCTCCGGGGTTGCCGGTATTCTTCATCTGACAAGGGACACCCTTGGCCGAGCGCAGCGCCGCATGGAGCTTGAGTATCGGTGTTGGCGAGGCGAAGGTCGTCACCTCCTCAACATAGATCCGGGTATAGGCATGACCCTGATAGCGCAATGCATCATCATCACGCTCGAGGTACCGGAACTTCATCCTCGCCCCGCCGGGCATGGTGAATGTCTTGATCTGCTCATTCCAGCGGGCCCCGATGGGAAGGTAGAGCTCCTTCGCCCGGGCCATCATCTCCTCAAGCTGCGTCAACTCGCGCCGGAAGACGACCCCGATTGCCGCACTGCGGTAGGTGAAGGCATGATCCATCCAGTCGCCCATGACACCATCCGTCTTGCCCGGCCCGCGCCCGCCGCCGAAGAAGACCTCATAAATTGGACAGGTGATGAAGGCTTCCTGCTTCGGCTGGGGAGCCCAGATGCATTCCCTGATCTTCTCAACATTGCCCATTGAGACTCAACAATCCTCAAGGCTTCTCGGGGTTGGGCCTCTCGGCTGTCTCGTTCTTGAAGGCCCGGACTTGCTCATTGGGGAAGGTCCAGATCTGCCCCGACTCGAGGAAGACAGTCCAGTAGAGGGAATGCTCAATCGATTCCCATGTCACGAGGTGCGCCAAGCCGCACCCTTTGGGCGTCTGGAGCCAGAGGGGCGGGTTGAGTTGCAGCATCAGTCACGCCGGATTGGCGGTACGTCGACCGGGGTAGCTTGAATGGCGAGCACCTCAGTCAGCACGATATCGATCACGGAAGGTGGCGGCGGCACCGCTGGCGGCATCCACTGATCCTCGTACGGCTCCATGGGGACAGTCTTCCCGACGAGGTCATGCCGACAGTCGCCGCAGAAGGTGACCTGCCCGTTGGTCACGATCGAGTGGCACAGGACGATCTTGGGCACCTCCGACCCGTCAGGCCTCTTCCAGCCGCCGCTCGAGATGACGAGGGACGGGGTAAAGGTCGGGGCTTCGTGATTCCCGTTGAAGCTCCACTGGTAGCCGCCCGGGTAGTTGGTCTCAGGGTGAGGCTTGGTAGGCTGCTCGACATTGAAGACGTGAGGATGCTTGCACCCCGGGCACCACCAGACCCACCCTACTGGCCCCGCCTCATCCACCAGCCGCTGGAGGAGCTCACCCAAAGAAGAATCCCCAAGTCGCGCTCACCACTACCGCCAGCATCATCGCCAGCCAGAGGAAGGGGTTCGGATCGGGCTTCATGCGAAATATGCTGAAGCCCACCGGTAGAACCGTCCACGATAGCGCCTGCGTTCCAGCGCATCGATGCGAGATGCCTCGCGTCGGGTGTAGCGCCTGTGGAAGAACCACCGTCGTTTCACGTGGAACGCTTGAACTTGATAGGGGGTGAGAGGAAGGGCTTCACGTCTGGCGCTGCCTCGCGCGGCAGGGCGCGCCGCTGGAGCTGGATGCAACGCTCGGCCGCGTGCGGCTCGTGGGGCAGGCGGATCATGTAGCCGGTCGAGAAGACCGTATCGGCGCAGACGATCTCCTCAATCTTGGGCTGCTCGCACCCGATGAGGAAAAGCGCGATCAGTGCTGCGTAGGTTTGTTCTTTTCCAGCCACTCGGCCTTGTCCTTGGGGTGATTGACGCCCTGCACGTACCACTCCCTGTTGTCGGTGATGACCGTATCGACAAACATCCCTTGCGTCCGGGCGAGGGAGTCCAAGACTTCCTTCCGGTTGATGAGCTTCACCTTGGCCGTGTGCCCCACGATCCGCCCGTCCACCTTGATCCCCTCAAGCTCGAAGGACTGAATCATGGCGGCTTGGTCTTGAGAGAGCTCATGAATCGGCTTCAGGTGCCCTTCTGTGGTGAAGAATCCCCTCGTATCCAGCCACGCGAGCTTGGCGTAGGTGTGCAGGATCCGGTTGACCGTCACCGCGAACTGTTCCTGCACCAGCACCCGCCAGCGCTCAGTCAGGTAGACAAGGTCGACGTGTTTGAGGAGGGTGTTGGCCTTCACCATCGCCTTGGCCGGGTCGGGCTCCTTGAAGACCTTCCGATAGGCTTCCGTCCTGCCAGCCCGGATCCACATCTCGAAGAAGTCAGCCTCTTCAGCCGGGAGCCGGTACAGGACCTCGAGGTCCTCCTCGCTCCATGGAACCCCGCCAATCAGAGCGACATCCATCCTCGGAGCGCGTGGAGTGCTACCGTTTCCGTTGATTTCTTCGCCCATATCCCTCCAAAGGACGCCCGGCTGAATCGTGGCCGCAAGCACAAGCCGGGTCGTGAACGCGCGCCATGACAGGAGGAGACGAGGTCAGCGCTGCGAGCGAGCTATTCCGGGTTGGCCGGATTGCCAAGCACTCTACCGGGTAATCTGTTGAAAATCAAATCGGTATAAATAGTTGACACTATCCTGTCAAGGTGAGCTATAATCCAATTGCCCGTCAATGAATTACGGGCATCAGTACGAAGGAAGCGGGAAGGCCGGATTCTCGAAGTTGCGCCACCGGTCTGGAGAATCTCCCGCCAAGGGCTGGGAAGACGGTCGAAGCTGCAGGTACCAGCAGACTGCCCCAGTGCTGAGTAAGCCGGGTGCGTGGCATGAGCTTCGCCGAATAAAACGGAATCATCCGGACCCCCGCGAGGGGATACTGATGGACTCATGGTGGTTCGGCTCCGATCGCAATCGTGGGCAAGGAGGGGTTTGCGAGCCCTAAACCGTCATGCTGCCGTGGGTCCTTCAGTGTGTCTTCGTAAAAAGGAGAAATATCGTGAGCGAACAAACTGCTGTACGGCTCGTCAAGGGCCGGGATGGATGGAAGGCTGAGTCGATGGTGGATTTCGATGGCGAGCAGAAGCTCACCGTGAGCACCTACAAAGGCGGTAAGGGCGTACTCACCATCGCTAGCGTGGCAAAGCACGTGGACGGCATGATGAGTTTCGAGATCTGCGGCGACTACCTGAAGCGTGTTATGAATGTCGAAGCTCGCGCCACCGAGAAGAACGTGATGGCGCAGCAGCAACAGGTACTAGGCGTCCTTTCAACCCTGCTCGATGATGCCCGCACCTTCTATAAGATCAAGGCCGCGAGGCTATCGTGAAGGTCCTCGCGCTGATCAAGAAGGCCTACCGCGACGGTAGGGTCAGCCTCAACGAGGCCGTTTGTGCATTGTTGAGATTCAACAACAGCATGAGCCCGGGTGATGCTCTCCGGTTACTGGGAGTGTGATCCATGTACGAATCCCCGGGAAAGGTGATCGCGACGTTCGGGAAGTACCGGGTAGTCGAGGAGCATAACGGCTTCAGCAAGTATTCAATGTGGGGCCCTGATCTGGCCGGTCGTGACTGCCGGATGGGGCGCTACTCGGACACAGGGTCGGCATTTCGATCGGCCCACTGTCTCAATATCCCTGACCAAAAGGAGCAGCCATGAAGAACCCATTCGGCAAGAGCAGGAAGCCCGGCAACGCTTACGCGGTTGTGGAGTCGGGCAGCTGGAAGTGGGAGATCCTGAAGCTCTACAAGAGCCTCGAATCTTCGAAGAAGGACCCCTACGCGAGGGCGTTTTGCTTCGTGCATGGGTTTGCAGATGAGTATGGCGACACCTACCTTACCGATATCCCGGGAGCTTATCCGGCGCTCGAGAAGGCGCTCGCCGCGATGACGCTCAACACGATGGTTGGGCCGGAGCTGGTGGAAGAGCAGCCATGACCACAGCACTCGAATCCGTAGTAGCAAGACGCACCACCCTCACCGTGGAGGAGCGCGAGGTTGAGGTGAGCCTCGTGCCGGGGGACGTCAAGACAGCGACGCCTGAGAGTATCTCTTTCCACTTGGTCGGGCTGCACGAGAAATCCGACAGGTCGATCCCGCTGCCTATGCTTCTGAGGCTGGCGGGTTACGAGGTGAAGCTCGCCAAACTCGCAAAGGGTGAAGCAAGGCTCTCCCCTGCCGACGAGATCAAGAAGCTGTTCGATGAGAGTCCTGAGCTTCGAGCACTCGAAGCGAGGAGCAGAGAATGAGCACCCACAAAAAGGTCTACCTCGGCGACAGTGTGTATGCGGAAGACACCGGGTACAACATCAGGCTCACCACGGAGAATGGGCTTTCCGATGATCCGAGCAATAAGATCTATCTCGAGCCCGAAGTTCTCGAAGCTCTCGTAAGATGGCTCGACAGGAGGAAAAATGAGTTGGAAACCTGAAGTGTTCGTGCAAGGCAAGTGGTGCAAGAATGGGCTGGTCTTTGCCACGAAGGAAGAAGCGACAGCTAATGCTGACGATCTGGCCTTGCGCTGGACGCTGGTGCAGGACTTCCGCGCCGTGGAATCCAAAGAGCCCGTCAACTACAGCTACAACCCAATCTGCGGGAATCTGGAACGTGTCAAACAGGAGGTATTGTGAAAAAAGAACCTGCAACAGTAGTGCTCGCCGAGATCAGGGCGAGAAGGAAGAAGCTCCTCGAGATGGGGAAGCTTGTCGCAGGGCGCAGAGCGAGCCTTTACGCGATCCAAGGTGTTCTGAAGAAGTACAGCCCGACGTGTATTGCCCTTTCGGAGGGCCAGCCTTACATCTGCTGCTACATCAACGTGGAGAGCTTCAGCGATCCGCATCTTCTGGAAGCTCTCGAGGAAGTTGGCAGGCTGGTCGGTGGTGATTGGGCTTCCGAAGATTACCCTCAAGTCGAGCTGCGGGAATTCAGGCTTCGCCAGCCGTGGGTATCGGTCGAGATCAATGCTCGGGTTTCCGAGAACTCGACCAAGTGCCGGAAGGTGCTCGTCAAGACTGACAGCATCCCCAGCAACACGTACAAGTTCGTTTGCGAAGGAGAGGAAGATGGACCGCAGCCCAGCCTGCAACCGGTATCGTGAGGGGGAGAAGATCACCCCGGAGCTTTTCCTCGAGATGTGCAAGGAGCATGACTTGACGTACGAATACTCCGACGACTCGAGGTATTACAACCGAGGGAGAGATCAGCACAAGGCGATCGAGGCGGCGGCGAAGGAGCTACCTGCCGGGATCGCGGCTCAGATCTGGAATAAGGTCGTGGCGGAGAAGGTTCTGCCCGACTCGCAGTCGATGTTCATGTGGTGAAGAAGAAAGGAGGTAGCAAGTGAAAACCGTTCGGTACGTAAAACTGAACGGCAAGCACGTTGCCCAGTTCGATCGGGCTCAACGTGCGGCGGAGTCAAGGCGTATGAAGGCTGTCCTCGAGCTGTTCTACGTAATCAGGACCTATCCGAGCGGAAGGACGTTTGGAGAGTTCCACGCGAAGGATATCTCTCAAATGTTCGAGGGGTTTGGCTGCAAGACGCGCTCCGTTCTAGTCGTGCAGTAAATCGGGCCCGGGAAACCGGGCTCTTCTTTTAACTTTTGGAGATCCAAATGAAACAAGGCAAAAATCTGGTACAGCTGGCAGAGGAGATCACGCGGCAGCAGGAATCGAAGCGTGACTACATCGCCGACACTCGGGCGCTCGAGATGGTGGTGAAGGAAGAACCGCGCCTGTCGATCAAGAATGGGAATGTGCTCGACTTTCCCTTGAAGCCTTATGCCCATCGGCAGCTCGGTGAGCGGCTGGGCATTCCGGCAAAGTATTACGACCGGATGCTGCAAGAGACTCCGGACTTGCTGGCGGCGAACGTGAACCGCTGGCTGCAAAAGAGCCCGGAGCGCAGGATGGTCAGGACTCTCGATGGCGCTGTCCGTGGTTTCCTCTCGGACAAGTTCAGGCCGCTTGAGAATTTCGACCTATTCGAGGCAGTCTTTCCGGTGCTGCAGGACTTGGGGGTGATGATCGTCAGTGCCGACATCACCGAGACCAAGCTCTACATCAAGGCGGTCGACAAGTCGATCGAGAAGGACATCCCGACTGGGGCATTTATGGGCGACGGGGGTCACACGATCTTCGATACCCTTTCCCCTGCAATCGTGATCTCCAACTCCGAGATCGGTGCCGGTACGCTTTCGGTGGAGACTGGGGTCCTCATCAAGGGTTGCACCAACCTCGCCATGTTCATGAAGGCCGTCCGGAAGTATCACATCGGATCCAAGGCCGATATCGGTGAGGAGGTGTATGCCATGCTGCAAGACTCGACCAAACGAGTCTCCGATGCCGCGATCTGGATGCAGGTTCGTGATGTGGTGAAGGGCGCATTCAGCCAGACTCAGCTGGAGGCGCATATCGCCAAGATCCAAGGGGCAACCGAAGACGCGATCGAGGGTGACCCGGTGAAGGTTGTGGAGCTGACTGCCAAGCACTTCGGTATGTCCGACGGTGAGCGTGGCGCGGTTCTGAACGCCCTTATCAAGGGCGGCAACATGACACGGTACGGCCTCTTCAACGCGGTGACGCGTGCCGCTGAAGATCTTCCGGATTACGACCGGGCTTCAGAGTTCGAGCAATTCGGCGGCAGGGTGATCGAGCTTCCGCGCAGTGACTGGAAGCAGATCGCCGAGGCTGGCAAGCTCGAGAGGGTGGCCTGATGGCGAAAAAAGATATCGTCAAGAAGGGCAGCGTGTACGACACGGATAGCCGCAAAGGGCGGCTGACGATCCGGCTCGAGGAAGATGTGAATCTCAAGGAGGATACCTTCTTCCAAGCCACGATTCTCGAAGGGACAGCGAAGTATGCTTCCATCGCGAATAGGCTCGAGCAGAGAGCAAGCGGCATGGGAACGCCGGGAGACACCATCAGCTTCCGAACGAGCCTTTGGCACTTCATCCGGCGCAGGCCGGAGCTCGAAGTCAAGTAGCAGATACCCACTGGTCCAAGGGTTCAATCCGAACCCTGACCCGTGGGTTTTTTTTATCCAGACCCCGGTACGAGTGCTCCTCGATGACCTGCCGGTCGTTATCGATCATCCGATAGAGCTGCAGACAATCCTTGAGGAGCGCGATATCCAGATCCGGACGCCAGTCCTTGTAGTAGACCCAGCAGGAGAGCTTGAGGGGCCCAGTGTAGGGCATCTTGACCTTTGGGTATTGCCAGCCGAAGTCTTCAACGAACTTCCTCGCTTTGGAGTTCTTGATGATTCGGAGTGACCCTTCCTGCTTTACGATCTTCCTGCTATTCGACTTGCTCGCCAGCTGCCCCTTCACCTCAAACTCAAGGATACCCAAGGATCTGTCTGCACTGCAGCCATAGCTCTCTCTCTGTTCCGAAACGGAGAGACCACGCACGCCTGCTCGTCCCGTGGAGGGCAACCCCAAACCCGCCAGTGCGATGATGGGCGGGACATAGCGGAATCGTTTTGTCGTCCGGTACTTTCTTGCCATTTTCGAAGGGATGATGGATATCGGGAGGGCTCTTACCCAGCTTCTCGTTCAGACAAACGATACAGCCAAGGTCCGAGATCTCCCGCTTCCATTTTTCTCCCGCCTTGCTCAACGCGAGCCAGCAGCGTTCGAATAACTGGCGCGTGTTTTGGTGGGCGTGAAGCTCGCAAGATTCGAAACCGCATCCACCCCGGCTGATCTGCTGGAGCTCATCGAGACACCGATCAAGCTTTCCTTCATCGCCAGCTTTTTGAAACCTTGCGGCGGTCCCGCCGCTGCTACAGCGACATATGCCTCTCCCGCTTCCGCTTTCGCGGGGGAGGCTAGAAAGGGCGGAGAACGATCTCGACCCGGTCGAGCTTGTCGATGTGCGTTTCGGGAATGTCGCGCGCCGCAAGAACAGATGCCTCCTTCTCGTTATTCGCGAGGATCCGCTTGAGATCGACCAAGATCTCTGACTTCGGCTGGGCACCGCGCTTTTGCTCATCCTCGGTGGGCGCGGGATGATGCAAGACTGCATACTCGAATAGCTTCATCGTTGCCATTGCCATACCTCCAGTGAGAACTGCGTTGAAAAAACTTTACTCGATTGCGCCTGCTTCTTCCGGCGCGATTCCGTCACCCAGCAGCTCGATCAGATCCTCCTGCGTCGCTACCCGGGCCGAGAACTGGGCCCTCACCGCGTGCGCGATCGCCTGCGACGGGGTCGCCGCCTTGATCAGCTTTGTTCCCTTCGGGGTTTCCACTCGATACACTCGCTTGTCCATCTGTTGTTTTCTCCATGAAAGCTGGGGCACCGTTGAGTTGGAGGTGAAGCGCGTTGTACCCCTCCTTCACGCGCGACACCGAGAATCCCTTTAGCTCGGTCCATGAGGTGGTACCGAAGTGCTTCTTCAGGAAGCCGATGATTTGAGCTTTCCCTTCCTTCGATTGGGCCGAGATGGCGTGCTCGATGAAGAGGGCCTCGATCTTCTCGACATAGATCTCGCGCTGTTCCGCATCGATCTTGTACTTCGGCTTCTTATCGTCATCGGGGATCAGCTCTTGAGAGTTGCGCTCATCATTGATCCCGGTGTGTGCCCCGCCGAGACTCAACCTCGTCACGAAGGGGCTGAAGGCATTCATGACCCTCTTCACCATCAGCTCGGGGGTTTCCTTCGGGATTGAAGGGAAGTCGAACTCGGATCCATCGATAATCCCGAACCGGTCACCGATCACGTGGCACCTCCGGATCAGCTTCCCGTCAAGGTCGAGCTCACGCTCAAGGTAGCAAAGGAGGGAAGGCTCGTAGGACATCTCTCCCTCGGTCTTCATCTTGACGCCCGTCTTCTCGAGCTCCTTCTTTCCATCCTCGCGGATCGAGTAATCGTACTCGTACCCGGCGCGACCGCAGATGATGAAATGGATCGGGCTATTCAGGTAGGCTGTGGTGAACTTCCCCCACTCCTGCTTCAGGTAATTCCAGTCCTCGAACTGGATGAACTTTCTCCCCTTCTTCTTCTTGTAGGCCTCCATGAACTCGTGCCACGGATGGGTCACCGAGTCGATGATCATCGCACTACCGTTGGCGGAAGCTTCCTTCACCGCCGGGACCATATCCACAAAGGCGCGCGTGGTCGCAACGAGTAATGGGATCTGGAAGTGATCGAAGAGCCTCTTCACGTACGGGATCCCACCCTCGCTGTCGATGAAGTAGACAGGCCGATCGGCGTAGGGAAGCTTCTTCTCCCTGCATAGGAGGATCACCCCGATCGTGAGGAGTGCAGCAGTGACAGTCTTCCCTGACTTCGGGAAGCCCATGAAGCCCGCCTTCATGTAGGCGGCGGTGATGTCGAGCGAGTCGCGGAAGAGGCTCATTTCTTCACCAGCTTCACGAGCACCCAGTGTGATTTCTCGTTCAGCTCCCGCTTCACCCAGCGGAGAGCTTCTTCCACCCGCTTGAAAGGCCCGTACAGCCTTTGACTTGTTTCAGACTTCACGACCCACATTTTTTCTCTCCTATTTCCACCAACGGTTGATCATACCCTGCATTACAGGGCGGTACTTGCGAGCGAGAACGGGGAGCTCGTTTTCCCAGTTGATCCCCTTGATATGGTCGATCTGCTTCTGGGTCGGCAAGGCAGGAGGACCGTTCTCCCACCTCTCGAATGCCGTAATCGCGAGTGCTTCGGCCACGTTGACGTTGATCTTTCCTTTCGGACAGATCTTACCCAAGAGCCTCAAGAAAGCATCAGCCCGGAGACGCTTCGCATCTACGCCCAGCGCCACATCGAGCCTGCTGAGGCACATATTCGCAGTCCCGTGGCCCTCCAAGCCGGTAGCTGCGGTGAAGGTCGATCGTACGACGACCATCGCCCCGATCCTTGAGCGGTTATTCCCCTGCTCAAGGTTGATCCGTTCGTAGAGCGGGTGCTCGGCGCTTGCATTCGCGAGTACCAGAAGCTTTCCAGAGTGGCCGGGCCAAGACTTCACGATCAGGTTGGCTGACATTCCCCGACGGGAGTTGAGGGCGAGGAAGAAGATCCGTTCAGCTTCCAGAGATTCGCTCTCATGGACCAAGGCGTCGAAACCGGTCGAGGTTTGTTGGAAAGCGCAAACGCGCTGATGTCCATCAACCACCCAGAGCTTCTCGCGATTGCCCCAGCTGGTGCGTTTGCACAAAGTCACCGGATCGAGGACCGCCCCACCCCGCTGGATCGCAGTCACGATCGAGCTCACGAAGTTCGTCTCGCCACGCTGGTAGGTTGGGTCCACATCCAGCCGGTTGAACTCTTCCGGCTCGATACGCATCAGCTTCCCGCGCGAGATCCCCTTGACTGCGAGGATCGAGTGCTTCCTAGCCTTGTCCGCCTGCGCCTGTATCGCGGCGCTGGTGACTTTGGTGGGGCGTGGCTTTACTTCCTTTTGACCGATCAAGGGGTAAGCTTTGCTCACAACCTTCTCCTCCCGGCTGCAGCCTTGACATCCTTCGAAAGGGCGATCACGTCTTTCTTTGAAAGAGAAGCCACCGCCGCCAAAATCTGCGCGATTGAGTTGATCACCGGCTCGGAGAATGGCGGGAAGATTTCCTTTAGTACCATCGCAAAGTTGGTCAAGTTGCCAAGCTCCCCGATGATGATCGCCACATCATGCCCGTGGATCGCTTCCAGATTCTCGATGGCCTCCCTGTCGGAGGCCATGAGATCCTTCAGCTTTGCCGGATCGAAAGGAAGGTTCACGGCAGCTCCAGCGCTTCGCGGATTGACTTCAACATGGAGTGATTCGCGTTCCCGCTCATTGCCAGAGCGTGGTACAGGGCGCGCCTCCACTTCACTTCGTCAAATCCTCCGCGACCGTCATACAGTCGGTCCAGAGAAATAGCGAGATTGTGAGTCTCGACCAATTCGATCTTTGAAGTTTTGCGATCCATGACTTCAGTCCGGATGTTTGCGATCAGGCCAACTTTCCATCTCACGAGCGACCTTCAAGGCCCCTACCTGCTTCTCGCTCAGGTCTTTCGGCAAATGGAAAAGGTGCGGCACCCCGCCCGAGGCGAGATAGACCCAGTACCGGACCACTTCAGCTGCCGTCCTGTCTTGCGCCCGCAGCACGAAGAGCGGCTCATTGTGGTGAGCCTTGTTCAGGCAGCTGGTTTGATCTGAAACCTCGAGGTGCTTTTCCATCAGAGAATATCCTCCACTGAAATTTTCGGCTCTTTGTTCGCCGGATCATGGGGCGACTGCTCGACTATGACGACCTTCTTTCCCACCACGGCGACGCAGCGCGGCTTCTCGTCACTAACCGCTTTTCGAAGTTCGCTCGCGATTTCCTTCTGATCATCTAGCGCGAATTGCAGTTTGCTATTCGCCCTTGTGCGATCAGATATCGCGGAATCCACAGTCCCTTGAGACTCGACATACTTCTCGAAGAGCTTCTGCAGCGGAAGGGAATACATCGGGTCTGCTCGTTCACTCATAGTCGGCGAACTATACGCCCCGGGCAATATCATGTCAAGCAGTTCGTTTCTCTTGACAATGAACTACCTTCTCCTATACCCTCCTGCAACCATGAGAAAACCCAAACCTCCGTCTCGAGATCTGCAAACCCTGATCCTGAATGAGTTGAAGCAAAACCGGCGCGAGATGCACCGGCTGTCCAAGCTCTCAGGGATTCCTTACCGGTGGCTGCGGGCGGTGGCGGGCGGGCACATCAGAAGCCCCAACTTCAGCCGCATGGTGAGGGTCGCCACCTTCGTCGGGATCCGGGTGATCTGGGAACCATGCCAGCATTTCAACAAGTTCCAAGATCCGGGTGAGTTCATTCCGAGCCAGATACCGAGGGACGGCTCCTGATGTACAGCAAAATATTTCGCCAACTCTACGATGGTACCCTCGCGACCAAAGGACCGTGGCAAGCCCTCGTGACGTTTGTCCAGCTGCTCACCCTTGCCAATCGCCACGGCGAGGTGGACATGACTGCCGAGGTGATCTCCCGCACCACCACCATCCCGCTCGAGATCATCGAGATCGGGATCAGGGCGCTCATGGAGCCTGATCCAAAATCGCGATCGTCCGCAGAAGAGGGGCGCAGGATCATTCTCCTCGCGCCACCAAGAGACTGGGGCTGGAGAATCGTCAACTTCGCCGCTTATCACAAGATCCAGTCTGAAGAAGACCGGAGGGCCTACCACCGCAGGTATTACCACGATGTCAGGAAGAAGAATGTTGAAACTCAACCGTCTCAACACATTTCAACCGTTTCAATACACACAGACGTAGACGTAGACGCAAACGTAAAACCTAAACCCACTGTCGAGCAAAAGACGCTCGACCGGAAGAAACCTGTGGATAAGTCAAAGGCAACAACCGGGGATCTACAGCGGGCGGTCGACATCGCCCGGATCTCGATCCGGTATCTGAACCTGAAAAGCGGCAGGAGCTTCCCAGAGACGCGGGGCAACTTGGCCCTCGTCTGTGCCCGGATTCTACGCGATGGGGCCACTGAGGCCCAAATTCAAGCTGTAATCGATGCCAAAGTGGCCGAGTGGGGGAAGGACCTCAAAATGCGGATGTTCCTCAGGCCCATGACCATCTTCGGGGCGGAGAAATGGGGCCAGTACGTGGGGCAGTTGACGCACCGCAGCAAGCCAACTAAGCGTGTGGTTCACATTGTCGGGGTGAGCCCTGAAGGGGTTAGAGGCTCGATCGATAGCTTCATGCAATACGGGCCGATCGACGCGGTGGGCACTGCGAGGAGGTTCCTCATGAGCCATTCCATGCTGATCAGGCAGAAGGGCTTCAGCTCGATCGAGGTGCAGGACACGAACGAGGAACGCTCGATGATCTACGCCTTGGAGGAGCTGAAGTGACGCACGAGGAATTCAAGAGTATGGGGTACCGCAAGCTCCGGGTGGTGGCTGGCGGGAAGCTTTGCGGGATCCTGCCGCAGCTTTTCACCACATCTCTCGTGGTTGGGCTTAACGATGTCGGTTACGAGCGCCGCTACTGCTACGAAAAGTCATACGAGGCTGAGGAAATGCTCGCCGCGTGGGATGGGGTTGGAGATCCGCCGGGACCTTGGGTCAAAGAGAAGCCGAGCGATAGGCTTGGCCCCGGGGCGGCGGAGATTTTCTGATGTTCTTCGTCGTGTATCGCGTGACCGAACCGGCGAAGGTGATTGAGGGCTTCAAGAGCCCGGAGCGGGTGGAGTACTACGCCGGGTATCAATGCGAAAATTGGTCTGACTCTGGGGTATTGTGGAATCGCACCATCAACTCATACTGCAGGTTCTTGGAGCCGGTCGCCGATCAGGCGGTGAAGCAGCTTACCCAGATGGGATATACCGTCTTCAAGAGATCTTTGATGGAAAGGAAAAAGAAATAATGAATGAGATCTTCAAGGGGGAGTTGCTCCTCCTCAGTGCGAGCAAGAATCGCGTCACCTTCGCGATCGGGGATCCGAACCCGTTCAGGAATGGATCAGGCCGATTCATGGGCGCGATCGTGGCGGTCGGAGATGACGAGATATCCCCAGAGATTCCTGAGGATCAGACGCCAGTCGAACTCGAGCCCGGAGCTCTCGATGAGGCTTTGCGAGCAGAGTGCCGGGAGATGCTCCATCGGCTGGACGAGAAGTTCTCCCCGATCGTGACGTATGCCGTCATGTTGTGCAAGGATCACTGCTTCAGGAGGTTCATCAAGGTGAATACCGAACCTGAAGCGAGGGCCTATATTCTTGGCTACTGCAGGATCGCATCGAGGAGCGAGATCGCGAATGACGGCCCGAGGCACAAATTCTCCGAGCTCTACAAGAACTTCAAGGACACGCTATGAGTGCCGATCTTGAACGGCTGGCGGAGTTGGCGGAGAAGGCGGGTGCTGACCCGTGGCGCTCAACCGGATATGCGAACACTGAATTTCTTGTCGCCCTCGTTAAATGGTTCCGCGCGGAACTCCCCAACCTTCGGGCCAAACGAAGCGGCAGGAACAAAATTCTAGAGGAGGCGGCGAAGGTGTGCGAGGATGAATTACAATTCGATCCTACTAACGGAAAGCAATTTGCCGCTGCCATCCGCGCCCTTAAGCATCAAGCCTCGCCCTCGCCTTCAAGAGAGGCGGTGAGTAGGGCAGTTGAGGCCGCGAAGTCAATCGAATCGTATCTCGGCAAGAATGAAGGTGGCGAACTGTTTGACGAAGCCCGCTTCGTGCGTGAAACGCTAGAAAGCGCCCTGAAGTCGCCCGAGCCCGAGCCGTCTATGCCCTGTGCATGGTGCGATCCATCCTTCGGCTGCTTTGATCGAACTTTTGGCGACGGAAGCTTACCTTGCCAGAAAAAGCCCGAGCCATCTAATGCCGCGCCGCAGTTGACGGGGGAACATCCCCGCTCAGGTAACGCCACTGAGCCTGCTGGCGCGGTCCCCGCTCCTGAGATGCGCGAATACGTCAGGATGCCGCGGGGGAAGTTGGAGATGCTCGAAACGGCATATTATGAACTCCTGTTCGCGGTCGGCAACAAGTATCCGGGCGAGACACGGCATGAGACTGCACTCAAATATATCCGCCGAGCAGAAGAATCGAGCCAAACTGCCGACTCCGCAGAGAAGCAAGGGAAGGAGGGGTGAGATGAGTAAGGGTGAAGTCAATGTCTATGTCTGCGAGAAGTGTAAGCGGCATACGGTGACGATAGACCGGGACGAAGGGACGACGCCGTTCCTGCTTGGATGCCGCGCGGACGGAACGACTCATGGCTGCAAAGGCATGGCTCAGTCGTCATTCTATCGGCCAGCGTTCGAGCATGGGCCACCCACGTGGGAGTGGTACAAGCCGGATCAAGATGAATTGCATCGCACGCGCGACGCTAACATGCTGCGCCACTACGCGATGGGAGGACTGAACATTCGCAAGGTGAAGCCATGAAGCGCAATCCGAAGCTTGAGCGGGAGGTGGCGCGATCTGTCTCGTGCCCAGACTGCGGTACGCTCAACATACCGGAACGAGTTAAGGAGAGCGTTCTGCATTGTGGAAGATGCGGACATTTGAATATTATCCGACCGCGCCAAGCTCCGGGAAAGGGGATGAGATGAGCATCGAAGTTACCGACCGCTATAAAGCTCTGGGTATTCCGTACCCTGATCCAGAAACGATGTGCAAGGGACCATGCGAGGGAACTGGGTTCGTTCCGATTGGACCATACGACCAAGAGCAACCTTATCGCGCGTTGGCTGATGAGCAACATCTTTCCAAGTGCGACCGCTATCAAACCGGAGCGGCGGTCTGTGATGGCTGGCACTTCGTTCGCTGTCAAGACTGCATGGGAACTGGCAAACCCAAATGAACAGATTTCGCCACACTAATTGGGGACCATTAAGAAAGGGAGCCATGATCCCGCCAAGCAAGCTGGTGGAGCGCCTCCTATCCGGCAAGCCGACTCCGCTTGAGCGTGAAGCGGCGGAAGCCTTAGTTCAGGCGCAGGAACGCACGAAACATTGGAAAGACAAATGCCATAAAGCTTGGGACGAGCGAGATGAACAACAGATGCAGCGGATGCAGGCGGACACAGCCCTCGCGCAATCGCAGAAAGAGGTCGCGGAGCTGCGGGAAGATGCGGCGATACTTCTCAAGTATGTCGGCAAGTCGTTAGTGGACGATGGCGTTGCATGGAATGAGCGTGCAGGCGCAATTTCTAGATTACAGTCCGCCCTCAAGGAGCCTCGCCGATGAAAATCTACGCATATATTGCCCTCATCATCATTACCGGTATCGGCGTTTGGGCCGTCTACCACGCTGGCGGAGCTTCCTGTAGAGCCGAGGTCGCCGAGCGCGATAACAAGGCCCTTATCGCGGCGCGGAAGCAGATCGCGGATCTGACGGCAAGAGTCGAGGCACAGACCGCTCAACACGTGGCCGATATGGCTACGATCCAAATCAACCACGAGAAGGAGTTGTCCGATGCTACGAAAGAACGCGATCAAGCTCTTGCTGACGTGCGCTCTGGCAGGCTGCGGTATGCTCGAGCCTGCCCCTCCGGAGGTAGTTCAGGTCCCGGCAGCAAAGCTGGCCCCCTTGCCGGAACATCTACTCAAGCCGACGCCGATCGACGGGCAGAAACGGATGCGAAGTTTCTTATCGACTTCGCCTTCGAGCGAGATCAAGTCGCCCTAGAACGGAACGAATGCGTTGGTATCGCCGTAAAGGACCGACGCTGAACTCACTTCAACGCAAATGCCGCGCTGCGCTGCCCTTGGTTATTCGTCACCCATAGGAAGTACGGCCCTGCGCCGAGACCCGAGAGGTCGAGCGCGAACTGCAGCGAAGTGTCGCTCAGGAACTGCGGTGCTTGGTACACCGTGACGCCCTGTCCGTAGACCGCATTGTTGCTCACCTCGATCAGCGCCGCCGGGCCGATCCGCGTGCTCGACACTGCGAAGCCGTCCTGCCACTGGTCGGAGACAAAGCTCGCGGTCGTATTCCAATAGTTGACGTTCGACTCCCACTCCTTTGTGTTGGGCGGTCCGGGGCCATCGGATGAAGGGATGCTCAGGACGAGTTGATTGTCGATCCAGCCCTCGAAGATGTAGCCTCCGGAACCCATCCGGCGAAAGTGCGCCTCGAACAGGTACCAGCGATTGTTCTTGATCGCGCCTCCGGGGATATTGCCCCAATGGAATGCGTCTCCTCCCGCTCCGCCGGAGGTCGAGACGCCCCACTGCGTCGGAGCCGAGCCATCGGCCTGCGCCGCCAGATTGTAGTAGGCGTAGTTCGAGCTGCCCGACATCCACCAATACTTGATCGCGCTGTCGGGCCACGAGTTGTTGTTCCATCTCGAGTAGGCACGCAGATACACGTCCGCTGGCCCTGTTCCAAATACCGCCTGCACCTGCCAGCCGAGCATACAGCCGCCGTTTCCGCCGCCGGTCGTGTAGTCGTGAATGTGCTGCCCGGAGTCGTGGAACTTGATCGACTGTGATCCCATGAGCTTCACGCTCGAGTCGTAGGAAGCACAGCTCACGGCGTCGTACTGGTCCCCCGTTGGGCTCGCGCCCTCGAAGCCGTAGGCACTTCCGGCGGAAAAGAACGGGTCCCAGTTCGCTTTGTTCTCCTGAAGAAATGCGCTTCCGCTGACCGTGATGAGCTGCCCTTGCGCCGTGAGGCCCGCCACCGCAGTGATATTCGGCACGGTGCCGGTCGGCGTCGGTGCGGGACTTGGTGCTGGAGTGGGCGCACCGGTCGGGCAGGAGACCGAACAGTCCACCGGCCCGCAGACTGTGCACGTTGGGCAAACCGGGCAGACGGTGTCGGGGATCGTGAGATTGTGCGTGGCACAGATCGGAGATACCGTGTCACCGATCGGCACGGTCACGCAAATCTTCACCGGGATGACAACCCCGTGCGCTAGAGCGCTTGCTGCAAGAAGCAGTAGCCATGCGAATCGTTTCATGTGCCCTCCTTAATCGTCGCACGCTGCTCCGGGGTCCATGCTGGTCGAGCGCCCTTATTCAGGGTATCGGAGCCGAGTCCGCACAAAAGGCCCGCGTATAGACTCGCCCATGCGGTCATCGTGTCGATCGGCAGAAGCTGAATCGCCGTAATTGTGATCCCGATGTTGGCGATAAATGCTCCGATGGTTGCCTTGATGTTGCTGGTGAACCAACCGACCGGAGAATTCGCCTCCCCTTGCGTCCATTTCAGCACGCCGTGGAGAATCTGGCCGATGAGGGCCGCGATGATGAACATGATCGTATTGACTTCCGCTGGCCCCGCCAGAGCCTTCGAGATTGCCGCTTGCAAAGTTGCTAGCATCTTCTCTCCTTAAATAGAAACAGTTCTCCCTAGATATTCCACGGCGATCTATCCATTGAATTTGAGGTAGGCGATGATGCCTGCCGTGACGATGGCTGTGAGGATAATGCCAAGCGTCCCAGCCACCGATAGAATGAACTTGAACGAGAGTTTCCCCGCGAGGAGCTCACTCCATTGATCGAAGAAGGCTTTGATTTCCTTCTCAGTAAGCTGAACAACAACAGGTCGGTTTTCAAGGGCGGTCAACCTTCCATTGGAGAGATCGAGACGCATCTTCCCCAACTCGATAAGCTGTCGGGAGAAGTCCTCATACCATTTTTCATACTTGAGCCGATCTACTCTCTCATGATCAATGAGCCTGTCCACATCTGATAGGAGCTTGTAGAACTTTTCCATGAAAGCATCGTCCGCCTTGCGTCGTTCTTCCATTTCATGTGAGTCCTTTTGTATAGCTCGGTTTTCCGTTGTCGAATGTCACCGTCATGATTTCGCGGCGCGGGCTCTCGGTGAACGAGATATGGACCCACGTCCCCTCCATGATGCACTGATCGAACCTGATCGTGGAACCGGCGATCAGCTTCACGATCTCGTAAGGCGTCCCGTACTCAGGGCAAATGAAGTCCTCGGCCTCGAATTTCGGGTGCTGCTTGCGTGCAAAGTACTCAGGCCAATCGGCGTCGCTCTTCGCATGGAGAGCGCACCAGTGAGCGAAATCCTTGGCAGTCAGGATCTTCTCGAGAGCCTCACAACGATATCCTGAATGCTTGTGGATCCTGAAGCTGAGGACATTCTCGACTTGCTCCAACCCTTCTGCTGTACGTTGCGCATTAGGGGTGAGCTCAGATGGCGGGGTGTTGTCGATACCCAGCCGCTCCGCCATGTCTGACTGATAAAGATCCTCCAGCGTGAAGTGCGGAGTGAGCTGCACGTGCCCTCCTTACGGTTTTACGACCAGATCTACCTCCGAAATGAATGGCCCAAGGTCGGCGAAATCGTTCGCCGAGTAGCCGCGCTTCTTGTCCGGTGGGGCTGCCGGATCATCATCCAGCATGGTAAGAGGGATCGGGTCGTACTCGATCTTGATCTTCTCCTCCGAGAGGAGGGTGAGCTGCTCACGCAATTGGAGCCTTTCACGCGAATCGTCCTCGAGAATCTTTGCCCAAGTTTCAGGATCCTCTCCGTTACGCACAGGCTCTTGGAGCATTGCCCCTGTCACAGTCCGGATGCCGCCAGCGTCGAGGATCAGTTTGACTTGCGCTTCCTCGTAATGCTTCAGCGGGGAGCTCATCTTCCCGAGCAGGCGGCTGATGCGCCATGCGGCCTTGGCCGGTTGGCGTGTTTCATCGTTGATGCGCCTCAGGGCTCTGTAAGCGAGAGTCACTTCCTGCAGGGTAGCTTCGATCATATTATTTTCTCCTAGGTAAGGGCGACGCTCTGAAGAGTGCCGCCATTGTTGTAATAAAGTTTCGTCGTAGATCCCGTTGAATCTCGCCAGAGGGCGCACTGCCCTGCGACTATATCAGAAGTCGTTGGGATGCCGCTTACAACGCGAGCCGACCAGACAACACCCGCTCCACCACTTCCCAATCTAGTCACACGCGCAAATCCGTTTATAGTGACCGAGGCGAGGGTTTCCAAGTCAGCAGTGTTGATGTTATTTCTGAAAGAGATTGATCCAGAATCTGGAAGGCGAATAGTGCCCGACAGGGCTGGAGTGGTTCCTATACTCAAGGTTGCAGCCATGACCACATCAGGCGTAATCGCCAGACTGCCCGATGCGACTGCGATCGTCGGACTTACGCCGAGTGTGATCCCGGCTCCGAAGACGACAGCTGGAGTGATCGCGAGGCTTCCTCCTGTCACACCGATCGTCGGGTTTCCTCCATTGGAGCCGGTGATGGTGACGTTGCGAGTCGCAAGAGCTGTGTGAAGGACTTGAAGCTGGGTGACTGGCGTTGCGATATTGGTCAGGAAGCTGACCGTTCCAGTACCGCGCGAGTATAGATTCAGCCCGATATTCGTATCGACAGATCCCGATGGGAAAATAGAAACCGCGCCTCCTGTGATCGAACCTTGGAATGAGATCCAGTTCGTCGTGACTCCAGCTCCACGATTGAAGTCAGCAATCGTCTCGCCGTTGTTGACCTTGATCGATACGACGCCCACCGTGCCGGAGTCGATGATGGTGGTGAAAACCGCGACCACCCGAGCACCGGCAGAGCCGATCGAGGATACATTGTCGGTAGTCGGAAGAAGGTTGGGGTTGGTGATTTGCCAATAGTTCAGACCTCCAACGCGGAAAACAATCTGACCCGTCGCACCCGAGTCTAGGATTGCAGAAATTACACTCGCTGCAGTCAACGCTCCAGTTACGGAAACGGTGGTGAAGGACGGAGTAGCCGAGACGGTCGCTCCGAAAAGCATCCAGTCGCCGTTGGCCCTATCGGTAGCGAAAACCCCTGAAGTGTGCGGCACGAGACAGACGTACGAAGCAGCTGTAGCGCCCGTCTCCACCACATCGTTCGCTGCGTAGACGGTCCCGGTGAGCCACAATCCGCGCGCTTTGAGATTCTGACCGAAGAGGGCGAGAAGGCTCGCTGCCAGAGAGCCCATCGTGACGATATTGTTCGCGAGCGCCCCATCGCTGCGCTGGATCAGGCCGAGGTTGGTGATCGTCGCGTTGACGGAGAGGGCGATATTCTGGAACTCGGCATCGATCCGATCGGTTCTGACGGTACTTCGCCCGGCGACATTATTCGCCTGATCTTGAGCGAAGCTGGTGATGATGACGTAAGGTGCGGGTGTGGCCATAATCTACCTCTCGATCATTGCATCACTCCAGCTTGTTTCAGGAGAATCCTGATTCGAACTGGTTCGTGGTGCAAGACGAGCTCAATCTGCTTCTCGACCGGAAGGGTCGCATTGACGCCCTTCTTCACTTCAGTCGAGATGGCGTTCATCATCTCATCGAGCACCACACCGCGCCGTGCGTCATCGAGTCTACCGTAGGCTTCGGAATTGACAAGCGGAACCATGACCTTCTCGGAGAGGGTCCCCATCAGCTTGTTGTACTTCTGGGTGATCTCGGGTTCAGGTCCTCCGGTGATCACGTCCCTTGAGGTGAAGCCCAGACGATCGAGTTCGCTCTCGAATTTGTTCTTCGGCTCTTGCTTCCCGATGCCGGTCAGCTGGCGCAGCATTGGGTCAAGAGTGCGCTTTGGCCCTTCGCGCGTGGGGAAGGAGGCATCAGGAAGCTGCTGCGAGTAGTACGGCAGCTGCCGCTTGATCGGCCCGAGGATCGGCTCTTCCTTGGTGTCCTTCACGGTACTGTAGCCTTGGGTGAATTGATCGTAAAGGTCCCGCAGCTGGGCGAATGGGGTGAAGAACCCCGCTGCGAGATTGCCGCCGAATTCTTTCACCTTCTGCACGAACTTCTTCTCATCGCCTACCTGACCGAAATAGTTATTGAGAAACCCGTCCAGCAGGTAAAGCCCTGTCCCGGCTCTCATGTTCGAGGAAAGAACCCCCTGAGCGACATCTTGCGGGGTGAGCTTGTAGAGTGTCTTGTCGTTGTACTTCTTGATCAGATCGGCGACGAAAAGGTACGAGGCAAAAGGGTTGAAGGGACGAAGATCTACCGTCTCACCTTTGTCGGTCTTGTACTCGTACCACTTCTCTCCAGCATTGTCGGAATTGCGGAACTGATAAGCGGTGTTGAGGAGGACCGCCCCGATGACAGCCTTGCTGATTGTGGAAGTATCTCCAGCAGCGAATGCGGCACGTTCCTTCGGACTGAGGTACGACAAGATCCCGAGAGGGCTGTACTGGTAGAGGAACTTCATCGAGTTCCACATGAACCTCGGGAACGGGAGCGCGAAAGCGACTCCGGGGATTTTCGCTGTCGCATCGACCAAGAACCTTGCGATCGTTCCATAGGCTGGAGTTTCAGCAAAAGTGGCGACCATCGCCTTGTTCACCGCTTCCTCGATCGCGGCTCTGGGAATCCTCGAGAGCCTATTCTGCTCGATCAGCTTGGAAAGATCGATCCCATCGCGCTTCAGCGCCTGATCGAGGCGTGCCTGAAAAACACCACGCCGGATGGCGAACTCCTGAAACCTGTTCACGATATTCAGCGCCTGCACCCCAGACTCCATCGCAGAAAGGCCCGCATCCACCGCCCCAGTGATGATGCCCTTCGGCTTGACGCTCACGTCCGACATCCAGTTTGCGAAAAGACGATCCCTTTCGGAAGGGTGAAAGTCGAGAATCTTGTCGATCGCTGCCTTGTTGCGAGTGAAGACTTTCGCCAGAGCTTGAAAGCCATCGATTGGGCTGTGGGCATTCTTCCTGCCGAGAAGTCTCTGCACCCCGGCATCGAGCACTTCCGTCATCCCGTCAAGTGCGAGCCTCACACCTTGAGTTTCGGCATTGCGAACGGCTGTAGCGAGTTGCGTCACCAGCAACCCTCGCCAGATGTCCTGCACCCTGCGCCACCATGGGCGAACGAAAAGCGCATCTTCTGGAAGCCCGGCCTTCCTCAAGGTATCGAGATCCTCTGGGGAGAGCTTTGCATCGCGGAAGATGTGCGAGTAGTAGGCCATGGTGCGCCCAGCGTCTCCCACGGTATTGCGAAGGGCCTTGGAGAAGTCCTCCTTCGAGAGGCCGAACTTCTCCATCATTCCGGAGGTGATTTCGCCCCTCCAGACATACCGCTGTACATCGTCGGAAATCATGAGCTCGCGGTTCCGCTTCCCGGGATGGTCGGCAAAAAACGCGCGAGCAAGACCGGTCACCCGGCGGGTAACTTCGGTCGAAACTTGTCTCTCGAAAAGCGGAGGAGCGCCACCTCCGTCAGGAGGTTCGCTCGAGCGAGGAGGTTCCGGCGGCTTGCCGCCGAAGATCTTCTCTATTCGGGACTTTGCGTCGTCAGCAGGCTTTCCAGACTTCCCGCCGGGGGCTTGTACGCCTGCCATTCGGGTATCGGCTTCCCCGAGAGCAGACTCCCGCTGATTTGCTTCTTGAGGTCCTCGTGCTTCAGGAGCCCGTCCCCCAGATTCTTGATCACGTGCAGCGGGACTGGATGTCCGAAGCGTTTCCCGTATCGCTTGACGAGTCGTCGCAAGGTCTGTCCCGGCATTGGTGAAGATCTCCTTGAAGGCATCATACGCCACCGGAAGAGCTTTCTGCATCGCCTCCGGATTGGTGTGGTACAACCGCCCGAGTTGGGCAAAAAGCTCGATCGAGTTCCCGGCTCCTGACAGCCCACGATCGAACGGGTAGCTCAGAAAGTTTGCCACCTGACCCTTATCGAACATCCAGCGGTGGTACGCCTCTTTGGCGATATCGCCTTCAGGTATCGTAAAGGCGTCCCCCATTGTGCGGTCAACTTGGAACTTCATCCTCGGAGAGCCCATGGAGGAGAATGACTTGAGCTTCATTGCATCAGCCGGTGTTGCCGGATCGTGATCAAGACCGTGCATCATCTCGTGAAGCAGCATCCCGCGCGCCGTTGCTGGGACCTGTTCTGCGCTCATGTCGAGATAATTCGATCCGTTTCTCATGGCATCGAGGATCGACTGATTGACCGGCACTCGGCGAGTCTCTGTCATATATCCCATCTGCATCCCGGTCTTCTCGTCAAGCCGCTCGAAGCCTGAGATCCCTTCCAGAAAATGCTCCGGCACCCCGTGCGAAATAAGGTCATCAACCGCACGACCCATTTGAAGGCCATCTTCAAAGGTGAGTTTCCCACCACCGGAATCGACCAGCGTGCGAGCCTTCTCGGAAAGCTCCTCGAGGCTGGATGCCTTCGAAACTACCGGAACCTTGTCGATTTGATTGCCCGAGCGGACTTCTGTGATTTTGGCGCTAATTTCATCGAACGTCCCGCGATTTCCGATCGAGGATTTAATTTGCTCTGGATTAAAAACAACGTAATCCTTTCCACCCCGCTCGCCTGTTCCAAAAATGACGCCATCATGGCCCAAAGATTTCGCTCTTGCGATAATGCTCGCGGATTCTTCTGGGGTCGTTCTGCCGATCGACCCCCCCGAAAAAGGTTTGCGAATATTGAGATAGACAGGGACGATGTTCGCCCCTTCTTCATACTTGGCGCGGTTGCGATTATTCGCGACGATTGCCGCATCTTGAGCGGCACCGCCAGCTCTGCTCGGGTTAGACGTAAACCAAAATCCTGATTTTGCATCGGAAACATCCGGCCACGTCGCGCCCATTTTCTCTCTGCTGAACTCGGAAAAATCGGCAGCTGTCCCGTGGTACACCACGAGAGGCTTGCCTTCGTTGTCAACCACCTTAGAGTCTCCGAACCAGCGCTTGAATTCTGGAGTCTGCGTTTGATTTTCTCCGAGACGATCGAAAAGATAAGCCGCCTTGTCCCTCAATCCACCGCTATGCTGAACACCGACCATCTGCGCGCGAAGCTCTTCGAGTGGCGGGAACTTGAGCCCCTCTGGGGGCTTCCAGTCGCGTGCCTTGATCTCACTCGCGAAGGAAGTCATCCCGAAATCCATCGCGATCTTCTTCAGCTGTTCGTCAGACATCCCGGCGTACTTCGAACTTTTGCTTTCATTGATCGAGTCTTTCATGGCGGTAAACTTGTCATTCGCCTTCTTCGCGACCCACATCGCGGCTTGCGCTTCCTCTACCTGCCAGCCTAGGCGTTTTGCGGTTTCAGCGGTAAGGATCGCCGTATGTTCGTACTGCTGACGACTGCCATATCTTCGAGACTCATCTCCAGAAGCAATTCTGAATTGATGTCGATCGGTGACCGGGCGGTCGGACTTCTCACCCGTGATGTGCTGCGAGATGCTGCGGTAGAAGTCATTCACCTTTACCGATTCCGGCACGATTCCCTTACGCAATAGGTTCTCAAGGGCGAGATCCTTCTGCTTGGTCGTGACGTGGATCGGCTCACCCTTCGCGTACTGCTCGAGCGCTTTGATGGTCATGGTGAGGTTAGCCTTCACCTCGGTCCCTGCGGAGGTGATTCCCAGCATCATCGCAACCCGGTCTGCTGCATTCTTGTCGCCGCCCATCGCCTGTAGAAGCGTGTCGGCAGTATCCTTGTACCAAGTGCGTCCCGCCTCGCCTTGCTTGGCGAGGGATTCCATCCTCCGAAGAGCTTCAGTGACTGAGTTGATATCTCCGCCAAAGGCTCCGATGATCCTGCCGGTTGATGTTTTCTTCACGAGATCCGGAGCGGCGACGCCAGCCATCGCTAGGTCGGATGAGGCCCCGACAGGTTCTCCTGCACCATGGCCGCGATCTCCTTCGCGAACTCCGGCCCCGGGGGCGACTTCTTCGCGGGCAATGGCCCGGTAGATGTTTTCGGGGATTTTCCCGGTGGCGTTTTCTCGTTCGAGTGCTGCTTTGAGTCTGGCATAGGTTTCTCCATAAGAGAGTTTCGGGAAATCACCGAGAGAGCTCAAGGGGGGCTTGACTCCCGACTCCTTATTGTGGAGTGAGAGGACGCTCACCATCGGGTTGTCTTCGTATGTCTTAGCGAGACGCTCGACTACTTCTCGAGAACCCACATGGGTCGCGGCGTGCTCGCTCAGCGGGACAGTTCTTCCGGTACCGTACTTCTTCTGCTGGCCGATTGCGCGATCGATCACCCCATGTATCCCGGGCTGGCCGGTAAGGGCGAGAACCGGATCCCGGTAGACGTACATCACCACGGCACGCTTCCCAGCAGCGAGCGCCTGATCGATCTTCTGCTTGGCGGAATCGTACCGGTTCATATTGGTGTCGTAGACGATCTGCGCTCGACTGGCGAGGGATTTCGTTTCCCCATTCGCGTAGATCGCGTGAGTCTTTCCGGCACCCGTGCCGCCAGCGGTGAAGACGACGGCATTTTCCTTCCCATCCGGGGCTTGCTCTTGGAGATCTCGCCGGTAGATCTCCTTCATCAGGGAAGAGTAAGGCTCGTGGACCGCGACTGACTGCGTCCTGTCTTTCATGTAGCTCGGATCGAGCTCTCGAGCATTGTCGGTCGAGATCACATTTCCGAATCGCTTCTTGTACTCCGCGATCTGCTCATCGGTATGCCGCGTCACACGCTCCCCTGCGGCAGTTTCAATGGCGCGCTCTTCGGGGCTGAGGTCCTTGTACGGCTCGTAGGTTATTTGTTTGCCGCCTGTGTCCGGTAGGCGATCGCTGCCGCTTGGGCCATTGCCTTGTGCAGGCTCGATGGGTGGGACGTTCCGATCGATCCCTTTTGCTTGTACGACTTCACCAGCTCCTCGATGTTCGATGAGCGGGCCTTGTCCGACGGGTTCTGTTGGAGGGGCATTGGGACTCCTTGCTGGGTAGATTCTTGCAGCAGCTTCATTGACCGCCCTTGCAAGCGGCAGGCGGAACGCCGCGCGAGCTTCATCACCTTCTGGCCCTGAGACCTTATCAAGCTCGAAACGCTTCACGGGCTCGGGTTGTCCTATCCTGATCGCCTCATCAGGCTTCAAGATCGTCGACTGGATGTCGCTCTCCAAAGCCCTTCCGAAGGCTCTCCCCGGCATCCCGCGCTCGTACATCGTGCGCCCGACGGGGTGGATTGCACCCGGCGCGCCGTAGATCCCGGCAGTGGCTAGGGTCTCCAAGATGGTGGCGAGGAGGGGATTATCCTGTCCAGCGCCGCCGCCTTGCGGCGGGATCGTCATTCCTCCGCCGGGTTCAGCTTCAATCCCCTTCTCGAAGAGCTGATTGACCACCGCATGAGCTCCACGGCGGGCGTGCTCCAGACCTTGCCCGATCAGGTGCTCAGTAGCTTCCATCTTGGCGATCGGCTGATCCTCGATCCCTGTGTACTTTTCCCCAAGGTAAGGAATCCTGCCTGTTTCCGTGTGACCGGCCAAAGCCTCTGAAAATGCGTCAGCAAGGCTCGTCCTGTCGCCCGTGATGGCTGATTGAGGCCTGATGAAGGGCGCAGTCGCGATCGCCGCAGGGACCGCTGCAGCGGCCCTCAGGGGCCATGAGAGGAGGTTCGCCGTGGCGCTGGGGATGTCCACCAGCTCCTTCCCGGCACCGAGGATCGCGCGAAGGGCTTCCCTCGGCTTGTTGAACTCCCCGGGCTCGGCTCCCACTGGGGTGAACTCGAGACCCTTTTCCTCGATCGGGGTGAACTCGAGTGGCATCTACTTCGCCTTCACATACCCGACGAGCTTCTTCCCGTCGTAGACTTCCCATCCCTTCCCGGCAACTTCCTTACCCAGCGTCTTCCCTTTGTACGCCTTGTCGGCGGCGAACTGCGCCTGCACATTCTGCGGAGCTGCCCCACCCGGAGGGTTGTTTTTCAAGGTATCCGCGATCAGCTGCTGGATCGGGTTGGAAGAAGGGGCAGGACCCATCGGGGTGAAGATCCTCTTCCCGTCACGACCGATCTGGAACATCCCCGGCTTCCCGGTATCCGGGTCAGTCCCGAAGTGAGTGGCGTTCGGCATATTGATCTGCACACCCGGCGCGTGGGTGGATTTCTTCACGAGGTACTGATTCCAGTAATCGGCCCGCTGCTTGGGATCGGTAATTCCGGCCTGATCAAGCTCCTTCTCGAAGGTGGCACGATCATCCTTCTCGGCAAGGACATTGTGACCGTAGGCGGCGGCAATCCTGCGTACAAGTTCGCCACCCTGCGGAGCGGCCCCACCGGGTTCATCAGGAGCGCGAGCTGCGGTGAGAGCTTCTGCAGTGGCTCCCATACGTTGCTGCTCCTCCTCCGCCTGCGTGACGTTGTGAGGGGCGTAATGTCCGGTCGAGGATCTCATCAAGGCGACAGACCTCAAGGCATTGGCGAGCTTGGTCTGCTGATCCGCATTCCATCTCGGGGCTGTTGGCTCTTGGGGCCCTTGCGGCCCGACAACTTCCTGCGGGACTGTCGGCATAAGACCACCTTGTTCCCTGAATTGCTGATACTGATTGAACTCAGGGACCGAAACCCCGGCGCTCGTGGCTCCATACATCTGCCGCCCGGGCTCGACTTCAGAAGAGCGTTGATTTTCGAATGCCGCCTTTTGCGCCTCTTGCGTGATCTTGGAAACCTCGGCAAGGTTCTTGATCCCATACAGCGCCCCTTGCTGCCGCAGGCGGGCGGTATTGGCGAATGCCGAGGCAAGTCTCGACATCCCGGGTGCTGCCTGATCGTAGTAAGTTGCGCCCATTATGCCCCCTCACGCCAGCCTGTCGGTTCCCTGAAGCCCCGATACATCGCGTAGCTCGGATCGCCACCAAGCTCGTCCGGTGAAATTCCGGCTTTTGCTCCAGCTCCGAGAGACATCAGCTTACCGAGCAGCATCGCACTCGTGTTGGGACGCACTTGGCTGATGGCGAACATCCTCGCCCTTTGCTGATTCGCCCGGTCTGCGGAGATCGATTCAGCTTGCGATGCGGTATTTGCATTACCGATCCCCTCGTTGAACATGAGCTGCCCGGGGGCGAACATCTTCGAGTAGAGCCTAGTGATGAGGGCAGTCCTGTTTCCCTCATTGAGCGCATTTTCAGCCTTCCCGGCGACAAGGTCGCTTGTCGTTTTCCCCGCACTCGTCGGAGCGCCCGGAACTGCTGAATTCTTGGCAAGGTAGCTGCTCAAATTGGTCGCGAGGTTCTGCGTGGTCGCGTCCAGATTCGTCGCGCGCGTGGCCGGATTGTACTTCTGCGCCTGAGTCGTGAAGAGGGCACGCTCCTTTGCCGCTTGCGCTGAATCGTAATCCATCGCTGAATTGGTCAGCTGCTTTCTCAGCTGCTGCGCGCGGTTCAGCGCATCGTACTGGGTCGCAGCGCCCCCTGCTGCAAGTAGATAAGGTACGGCACCCGCCATCATCGACTCCCGAAGTAATTTCCGCTCGATCCGCCGGAGAATACCCCACTAGGACCGCCCATGTACTGCTGCAGAAGGGCAAGCTGTGCAGGCCCGAGTGACATTGGATTCAGAGCGCCCTGATTGAGCTGATCTTGCGAATAGAGAAGGCCCGCAGTCTGGAAGGGATTCCCGAGAACCTGCCCCTTCGCGGTCGCGAGCGCAGTTTGCCCTGACTGGTTCAGCTCAGTTTCCGCAGACTGCGTGGCGGAGGTGGCATCAAGACCTGCATTGATTCTGGAAAGGATATC